ATGCGTAAGCCAGAAACGATAGAACGCCTATACCTCGACTTTGACGGCTTTTTCGCGAGCGTAGAACAGCAATGCGACAAGCGCCTGCGCGGCAGGCCGGTCGGCGTTGTGCCGTTTGAAGGTACAGACCGCACAGCCGTCATCGCCTGCTCAAAAGAAGCGAAAGCCTATGGCGTTAAAAACGTCATGAGGATTAAGGATGCGAAAGCACTCTGCCCTGACCTGATTTTGGTGGGGCAGAAGCCAGACCTGTATCGCCGCGCTCATAACGCCCTGCTCTGCGAGATTGAAACCGTCATCCCTATTGATACAGCCAAGAGCATTGATGAGCTGACATGCATTCTGGATGACCGAGGACGGCGTGATCCGGAAGGCTTGGCGCATGAGATCAAAAGCACCATTGAGAAAAACATAGGCGAGTTTATCACCTGCTCTATCGGCTTCGCAGCTAACCGGCAGCTGGCAAAGATGGCCTGTAAGGCTGGAAAGGATGCCAGCAAAAAAGCCGGTCAGTATGGCAATGGCTTAGCAATCTGGCATCCCTATATGATGCCTGAGCCATTGTTTCAGGTGAAGCTGGAAGATGTTCCGGGCGTCGGACACAGCATGAAAATGCGGCTGGCTCATAGTCAAGTGATCACAACCGAGCAGCTCTACAACCTGCAACCAAAGCATATGCGCAAAATCTGGCGCAGTGTGAACGGAGAGCGGCTGTGGATGGCGCTGCACGGCTACGACATTCAGGCCATGCCACAGAAGCGCGGCATGTATGGCCATGCCCGTGTACTACCACCGGAGAGCCGGAGCATCAACGGAGCCTATGAGATTGTCCGCTTGCTATTGGTGAAGGCTGGCAGACGGCTGCGGCGTGAGGAATATTATGCCAGTGGCTTGTGGCTCTGGATGGCAATTGATGGCGGCTCATGGTTTCGCACAATCAAAATGCCGACCGTGAATGATGAGCAAGCCATTATGACAGCGCATACAGCGCTTTGGGAATGCGCACGGCGAGAGCTACCGAGGCGCACAACCATTTTCCGTGTCGGTGTGACCCTGATGGATTTGAGCGAGGCCAATGCCCGTCAGCTGGATATCTTCAACAATGATGATGCAATCCGGCAGAAGTGGGAAAGAGCCAATGGCGCTATGGATGCGCTCAATTCCAAATATTCGAGCACGATTGTCCACATGGGCGAATGGAAGCCGCCTGCAGGTGGCCATGTCGGCGGCAAGATCAGCTATGTGCGCATCCCCTCTGCAGAGGACTTCTACTGATGGGCAACTGGAAAACCAAATACAGGGTCAGTGATTTGTCCGACACTCAAAAGCTGGAAATGATCTGCAAGAAATGCAGCAGGCTTGTTTACATCAACAAGGCCACGATCTGCACAGCCAAAGGCCGTGAACAGCTCTACCTGGATGAGATTGAGAAACGCGCCCGATGTAAGGCACGAGGCTGCAAAGGTCAGATGCGTATGGCCATGGTTCGGCTGGATGAGATGTCCGGCTTCACCGGAGGGCTGGCGTGATGCGCCTAAAACAACTCTGCACCCAAGTATGTATCCGGACGGCCCGCGGAGGATTCAGGTGACTACCCTAGCAGGTGATCTCAAATTTAGGGCATTCTTAGAATGCTTTTTTCAACGCAACCTGAAAGGGAAGCAATACAAAACACACTCAATTTCAACTGGACTATTTTTTAATTTTGCTATAAAAATAGTCCACCTACAAAAATACTACTTATAAAACAAGAGGTAAAGGAATTTGAAAGACGGCATGGTATCTATACCTGACGAAGATTTAGTCCACTTGGTCCGGTTCGGGACTATAGGCGATATACGTCAATTTAACGCCTCTGTTCGTCGCCTCGCAAGACGGTTAAAGCGAACTGATTCAGAGCCTGGAGAACGTCTGCTCAATATGATTGCTGAGTCTGGCGAACAGGGGCCAGCTACACGTCGTGCTCCCACGGCTACTCCGTTGCAACAACAGCCCACGCAAAGTGATCTTCTGATTGAAACGAAAACCGACCACACTCTGCAGCCATCATTACCTAATGCATTGCTCTCACAAATCAATCGGCTCATTCTTGAACAAGAGCAACGCATCAAGCTCGAAAAAGCAGGACTTACACCAATCCGGACGGCAGTTTTTGTTGGCCCTCCCGGTGTCGGGAAAACGATGAGCGCTCATTGGATTGCTAAGAAGTTAGATCGCAACCTGTATACATTAAATCTGGCCTCGGTCACAAATTCATTATTTGGTCGCACCGGCGCAAACTTACGTGAAGCTCTAGAGTTCGCTCAGGCGAAACCGAGTGTGCTTTTGTTAGATGAATTTGATGCAATTGCCAAAGGCCGCAGTGAAGAAGACATTGGTGAAGCAAAGCGAATGGTTACCGTTCTTCTTCAACAAATTGATCGCTGGCCGTCTCACTCTGTACTAATCGCAGCAACAAATCATGGAGAACTATTGGATCGGGCAGTGTGGCGTCGGTTCGACCTGCGTTTAAACTTTCCAACGGCGAGCATGGAAACTGCTCTCGTAGCTGCGACAACAGCCCTCGGAAATGATGGAGATACAAAGTTAGCAGCTTTAGTTGCCGATTTCATGCAGGATCAACCGCTTTCAGAGGTTGTAAATGTTGTTCATAGTGCGCGAAAGCGCTCACTTCTTTTTAAGGAACCTCTTGAGCAAGCGATCCTTCAATCCCTCCAAGAAGTTAGTGGGCATCATTCACGCAAAGATATACACCGTTTAGCGGTCGCACTTGTAGCCAGCGGCCAATCGCAGCGACGTGTTAGCGAACTTACTGGGATTTCAAGAGATACACTTCGCAAGAAATTAAAGGATAGTGAAGATGGTTCAAACTAAATTCTTGATAGGTAATGGTGAAAGCCTTATCACAAACGTTACCCAAAACCCTTCCAATCCAAACGACAAGGCTCATCCTTATGAGTTTGACGAACGCGTTTCATCGCTTGCGCCTGTCATTAAAAATGTTCTCAAGGAAATTGACGAACTTCCCGATGCCGCATGCCCAGATAATGAAGCAGTTGTGGCAATCACGCTGCATCCGAGCTATCTCGCCAGATCCTATCACCCATCCGCGATGCTACGTGAGTTAGGGTTACGACAAGTTGGAAGTCGAGAAAGAAATATTGATCCTGAAAAATCCGTACGAAAAACACCTATAACAAAAACAACCGAGTTGTTTATAGCTGGCACTCGAACAGCCCTTCGCGGTTTATTACCATCCCCGACTATTGAACAGTCCGACGTTTTCCGCGATGACTACCGGAAAATCGAAACTGTGCGAGCCCTTGGATCAGAACGTCTACGCGACAAAGATATGGCAGGCGAAGAGATCCCGCTCGAAGTCGTGCTACACATTTCAGGCGATGGAGAAGACGGCGATCGTATTTATCTTGGTTTCGAAAAATGGTGTGACCAGATTGGTGTAGAGGTTCTAAGCGACCGAGTTGTCGGTGGTCTTTCATTCGTTAATGCGCGAGCAGATGTTGATGTACTTGATAAACTAATTAAGTTTCCATTTTTGCGTTTAGTTCGTCGAATGCCAAAGCTATCATTTCGCCCTGTAAATCTGCGTAGTGAAGTTAATGATGAAACGTTTTCGATAGATATTCAACACACCGCACCAGTTTCTGACCGTGTGCGTGTAGCTATTCTTGACGGTGGCTTACCAGATAACCATCCTTTCGGCTCACTCGTAAACTCCCGCGCACCAGCTCTAATTGGCCCTCCACTCCTTGCAGGTTTATTACACGGCACTCAAGTTACGTCGGCTGCACTGTTTGGCCCACTTGAGGATGGAGAACCCCTTGTACAGCCGTTTTCATCAATAGACCATTGGCGTGTCATAGATAATAATCGAGATGATTTTGAACTCACACAAACGCTTGATAGAATTGTGAACATTCTTGAGGACGGCGATTATGATATAGCAAACTTATCGCTAGGTCCTGACATGGCTTTAGAAGATGATGACGTCCATATTTGGACATCAAGTATGGACGCAATTGCTTCTAAAAACCGAGTAACAATCATCAGTGCAGCCGGAAATAATGGACTAGATGATGCCTTGGCTGGTCATAATAGAGTTCAACCATCATCTGACGGCGTCAATATTCTGGCAGTTGGCTCTCGTGATAGATTTGGTCAAGATTGGGGAAGAGCCTCTTACAGTGCAGTGGGCCCAGGCCGCTCCCCCGGAAGAATCAAACCCGACTGTGTAGCCTTCGGCGGGACAGATATTGATCCATTCTTTGCTGTTTCTGATCATGGCATCGCAAGTGGGACTATGGGCACAAGTTTCGCGGCACCGACAGTAGCCCGCCTTGCTACAGGACTAAAAACTACGTTTGATCGACTTTCCCCTACCGCAATACGAGCAATTTTGCTGCACACAGCTGAAGATCAAGGTTTAAACCGTGAAGAAGTTGGCTGGGGCAGCGTGCGTCATAATCTTTCAGAAATCATAGCTTGCGCTGATGACGAAGCCACAGTGGTTTTTCAAGGTGAACTTGGTCTTCAATCCATGCGCCGATATCCAATTCCCTGCCCAATAGCTGGCTTCACACGCCGCGTCGAGATATCGGCTACTTTTGTTGTTGCCTCACCTGTTGAGCCAGAGGATGCAGTTAGCTACACACAAGTAGGGGCTCAAATTTTATTTCGCCCCGATACCACTTACGATGCGGGATTAACCGATAGAGGCCGCCCGAAACTACATGCACCCAAAACTTTTTTTGGTAAAAGCGATCACTTTCAGACAGAACAGGAACTCCGTGATGATGCGCACCGATGGGAGTCAGTAAAACGTCAAACTCGTAGATTTAATGCTGATACGCTAGCGCGACCAGTTTTCGACATTCAGTATCACGCTCGTTCACACGGAGGAAATGGGAAAAGAGATGCAACAGTTCCCTATGCTTTGATTGTCACGATTCGTGAGAAGGATAATAATCAATTATATAATGACATTCTTGCCGCACACACATCACTGAGAGCCATGGTGCCAGGAATTAATATTGAGATTACTAATTAGACTAGAGCAAGTTCGCCTTGTTCCGCCATTAAATGGCTTAATAATCAAACTTTATGCAAAAAGCCCTGAGAAAAACATCTCAGGGCTTTTTGTTATTTCCCATTCTTCACTTTATAAAAAATCTGCACCAGTAACCACACAATCCCTAAGCTGGACTACCCCAACGACAGTGCCTTCTCAAGATGTGGGAGCCATAACGGATCTGCAAGCGCTCCTGTTGCTATGCCGGTTATTCTGAACGAGCGGGAGGAACTGGATATGTGGATGACAGCGCCGTGGGAAATTGCGAAAGAGCTGCAGCGCCCTCTACATTCAAGTAAATTACAAAAAACCCTTTAAATAACTATATTAAATATATTGCAATGATATAATTTATATTAAAATCGCAAAATAAATTTTTTTGGAGAAGACATGCGTATCAACATAATAAACGAGCACAATGCTTATGATTATGTTTGGAGAAGATTACAGCAATATCACGACATCGAAAGAACAACTGATTTAATTATTAGTAGATTTAATTATGACCCAAAACACAAAAAAAATATCAAGAAGAAAGCTGAACAGATATCTGTCTGCCTAATGCAGGCCTATGAATTTTCAAAATCTGCACAAATTAGTAGTATTGCTACCAAGGGGTTGCAGGCATACTATTCACTTACCGCCTTGATTAACATACAAATTTTATGGTTTGGTGATTACAAAGTAGATCTAGACAATAGAGATAGTAGATACTCTAGCCATGGACTAATATTAACAGCAGCTGATAATATTTACGATTATAGAGCGTGCATTAAAGACACAGTCTCACCAAACGGACTATTTGGTCTATGGCTTCGGTTTGCTCAACATTCTTGTGGGTATGGCACCGAAGTAAAAATGACAAATGATTATAAAGCAACTAGAACTGCTGAGCTTTTCAGCCCACACGCTCACGTATCCACCAACTTGAACTTTCACTCATACTCATTATTAACATGCTTAAAAAGAGCCCCAGGTCTTCTGACTAGTTTATCAAATTACGATGGCTCCGACCTAACAAAAGCTTCGTTTGAAAAAATAAGAACCACTACCAAAAATAAAAACACTCTTGATTCGAGATTCATTATTCAGACCACGAATAACGATTCAAAAATCCTGAATTCCATTCAAATACCGCCAGAGCAGATTAACGATTACAATATTGCTCAAGATAATGGTGCAACTTTTATACGTCATTCCATTGATTTTAATGATGAGTCAAATCATAATTTTCAATACAATAAAATAACTACTTCAATGGAATTCCCGATTGGCATGGCATATCGCAGCAAAGAAATGTTACTATGTCCAGAAAGTAATTTAAATGAACTTGGTTATTACTATATCGGTTCTTACATAATAGGTATGTTATCAAGATACCATCCCCATACATGGGGAAAAGATGCAAAAGATAAAAAAGCTCTCTCGTTTATTATCGATGAGTACATAGATAGCATACTAACTATTGTACCGTTGCGTATTTTAGATAGCATGGAAGATACAGTTACAGTATTCCATTAAGGTGCTGGCTCCACGGATACCTATCTAGGAGCCATTACTTTGTTTACCCACTCTTTGTCCAATTAAGCACCTTGAGAATGTTTTCGTACAGCATAACTGTACCGATAAACGTGCCAACAACAGCTACAATAACCCACTTTACCAGCCTACCGACTGTGCGCATTGCAATGACAAGACGCAGGCCGTCTTTCAGAGTTTCAATATCATCTTCACGTAGCTGCGAGAGGAATTCTTGCGTTTCGTCCGGCAGTTCATTGAATCGGTGTGCCGGATTTGCATTCGGATCCATTGCCATCACCAACACCCCTGCCGCTTTCCATTTTGGTCATTGCCTTCTACCCGCTCTGCAGCTGGCCGGTCAGCCTTTGTCAGTGCTACCAGTCCAGCAGCGGAAAGATCATTCTGCCGCCAACCCGCGCAGTTGCTCACAGTCTGCGGACTGCACCCCGCGACTGCGAAGAGACTGAACACAGAAATCATAGTCCGATAGATTGCGCGTTTTCGCATCATCCTTCACCCTCTCCCGCTCAGCACGGATATCACTCTGCAGCTGTTGAATTGCCCCGCGTTGCCGCTCTTTGTATTTACCCAACTGGACAGCACCCGTGAGCGCAACAGCACCCACGGCCAGCAAAGCGAGTATGATTTGAAGCCGCCCCAGCATCAGAGCGCCTCAAACAGTTTTTCGACTTTGGATTTTACAGACGGCATGGAGTAAATCGCGTAGACCGCGATACCGCTCACCACAACCACGGAAGCCAGCTGCACCCGCCAATCCAACAAACCAACTGCCGGAAGTGCCGCAGCTGTCAGCCATGTCCAAAAGCGTTTTGAGTGAGAAACCGGCCTTTCCTTTTCAGGCTCAGGTGCAGGCGCTCCCTCCTCCAGTTTTTCAGGAACCGACTCAGGCAATCCGTTGCCTGCAGCTTTTGCCTTACGCAACACCGCCTCAATCGCTTCCGGCGTTACCAAAGCCTTATTGAGTGCATCACCATCATAATATGACTGGCCACGCTTGATCTGGCCGCGCGCGCCTTTCGTCGCGGCAAGCACCGGAAACGAAGCCCATTCCATTGCCAGCCGTTTGGCAAACTCAGTCATAGAGATTGAACCGGCCATGAACTCTTCATAGCCACGGCGCTTTAGCAGGTGATAACCGAGGCGGTCTTGTAAATCCGGATCAAATATCTGCCGCCCGTTCAGACGCAGCTCACGCGACAAATCCTGCAAGGTCTTGCGCATGAACTGATAGCCCCCGGAGGCCGATGATTTGAACCGCTTGGTAAAACTGGCCTGCGTGTCTACCAGTTCACCTATTGTCATTGAGGTGATTGGTTTCGGCAGTTTATCCTGATTGTGACCATAGATAACATCATAAGACGCGCGATCAGTCCGCCCGACTTCAGTCTTACGAGTGAAGTCAAGCAGGATCGCCGCGCCAGCTGGCACGGTTTTATCCATCTGAATTTTCCTGTGATTGTGCCTGACTATCAGGCAGAAGTGATTATTACCGGTCAGGCAAATGCAGCGTCGATCTGGGCTTGATCGGTAAGTGTGCCGTCCAGAATTTGCGGCAGAACCTGCGAATAAATGCCGAAGACGTTGTTAACATGCTCTCCGACTGCATCAGAGATTGCAATGATTGCTGCTGCATCCAGTATGGCAATCTCACCAGTTGATGTGACCCAAGGTGTTGTAAAATCTGGATTGGCTTTTGCGGCTTCACGTGCACCGGCAATCATGATTTTGGAACGGTCATCAGTAGCAATATGCAGGCCGTTGAATTCAAACCCACCGGTTTCTTTCTGCCAGCGTTTGTCGGCGGCATAGGCTGCCAACGCAACTTTTGGATCAACCGGCAGCAACATTTTTGATTTATCCAGCGGCATTTTCATCCTCCAATCCTAATACATCAGGCTCAACGATGCCGTCTGTTGGCAGCGGAACCCGACCGTTAGCGGTAACAGTCACAGGCATTGGAAACACGACTGCATGAGGCGGGTTTGATAGCTTGTAAGGAAGTACGACAGTTGCATGGATTTCACCATTAATGCGCGAAACAGCCCCACCAATCAGGTCATTCTCAATCGCATCGACCGGATATGAGCCGCCGTCCGGCAAATCAGAAAAATCAAGAATATCGCCATTGATGATGAGCTTGCTGCCGTTAACAACCAGCTCCAGCGTTGCATCACTATCTTGCGGAGAAAACGAAATGCGCATTAGAACCACCTTCCAACAGCCATGCCGTTCCAGCCTGCACCCTCTGGCCGCGCAACCGACAGATTTGCAACCATATCCACATACGTGTTCGCTATAGCGGCATTCGCCATTGCCCCGCCGCGATAATCATTAAGAGAACCTGACGTTACAGGACTTCCCGCAAACGCAGCCGGAAAAGTCCATCGCTTTGTCCCTCTAAAGTTTGCGCCCGTCGCGGTATCGATAACAACGAGATCTGCGGATGATTGATGCTTCCAGCAAATCTGAGTGCCATCTGCAAACTTTACAAACTCGCCGTTTGCATTGCTTCCGCGTTGCATCAGGTAGCCAGTCGGAACACCACCAGACTGAGAAACAGTCCCAATCACGTTGCCGTGACGATATGATTTGTCTTGAGGCAGAGAGTTTGAAATTCTGTCATTTGGAACATCACCAAGTGCAAGATATGCTGTCCACGTTGTTTCAGCGGCAAGAACATTCCTCGCAAGCTCTGTCATTTTAGCCAAAGCAAATGATCCAGCTCCGTTGAAGTATGGTACTCTGTCTGCACTTCCCTGCAATCCGGCTAGCGAGAACAGATTGCCGCCGGTTGCCAGCTTTACAAGAGCGGCAACGGCACCAGTATATCTGGAATTATCAGACTGGAACCGGATACAGGTCTGAAAGGTTCCGGCAGCAGCAGCAGGTGCATTGAAAAACAATGTACCGCCGTTGCCGCTCGCATTGATAGTCGCAATGATGAGCGACAAGCCAGACGGTGTGATAATCGTATCACCAGCTCTGACTGGCGCAATATTGAGCTGTGCATTGGTTGCAGTGAAGTTTTTAGAGCCACTTGCAATTGTTAGCGTTCCGGTTGTCCAGTCCGGAAAGAACTGATCAAAATTATCAGCCATGTTGCTCCCCCTTCTGTGAGACAGAAGATTTAAGCGCAGATTGCTTATCCTTTAGCGTCTGAAGCTCTATTTCTTTCTCAGCGACTACCAGCTTCAATCGCTCAATCTCTTCAATATTGCTGCGCTCCGCTGCCTCTAACTCTGCTATTCGGTCATCCCGCATGACGACATAATGCGCATTCAGCAGGTTCCGATTTCGCAGAAAATCAGCCAGCGCGTTTGCTTCTTCAGCTAAGGCTCGCGTATCAACCGTCACAGCTTTACGCTCTGGCAGCGTGCTGTCAGTGCTCATTAGTCACCTCAAATGTTGGATTTCAGAAGTTCAGGAGTGTCAGCGCTTCCAGACAAGCGCCCTTGTCAGTCCACCGGAATTTGGCAGCCACTGACCCGATGAGAAGTTTCCATCAGGCGCCCTTCCTTGAACAGCATAAGTATTATTGCCATTCGCTGACCCGCTATCGATAAAAAGCCCCTCAAGCGATACAGGTGCACTTCCACCTGTATTCATCCTTTCCATAAACACAAAGCCGGTTGTTTTATTGATAAAGCGAAGCATAAAACCAGCAGTGATGTTCGGGCCTGTAAACACGCTTGTATTAAACCTCACCTCAACAAAACTTGTATTTGCTTGAGGGTTGTTGGTTGTCATCGTTAACAGGTCTTCCCATGTTGATGTTGCTGGAGCCCATCCCTGCGGCGGCAGCGCGTTCTGTGCAAAATACGACTGGGTAACCTGATTAAAATCAAGATTGCTTGTTTTAATGATGGCGTTGCCAATGTTCGCCGTCTGAGCAACGAAATTATTCGTTACAGCATTCTCAATATTCGCCCATTTAATGTCTGCATTGACGATATTTGCCCAATTGACCAGTAATTCATCAGCATAGAGCTTGCCATCAATGAAGGCGAAAGGGCGCTTTCGTGCAGAGCGATTGGTAAAGAATATACCATCTGCATCAATGATAACCCGTGACTTCCCCGTAGAAGTAGACTCCATTGCGAATACACTATCAACCGGTGCGCCGCCCGCTGTTACTGATGTTGTCATCACAATGCGCGAGAGTGATCCCGCCTGATTTGCCTCAGCGAGGAACCGCAGATATCCGCCGGCAGAAATCGCACCGACCTGCACCTGTGTTTCTGTGACAGATTGCGAAACAGCAGTGATACGACCATCAATTTCGGACACACTGGATTGCGCAAACTGTCTCACATTAGCAATGTCACCTGACAATACAGCGTTGACCTCCTCTACCCGCGTTGCCAGCGCCTTTCGTTCCGAAGCTTCAACCAAAACAAGGCGACGGTACTCAGAACGACTTTCGCCGATTTCAACAGAGACCTGCTCACGAAAGCCCTGCAGCTGCATGGAGCCTTCCACCATTCCCTCACTGAGAATGGTAGATATTCGTGCGATCTCATTGCTCAGGTAACGCTTATTTGCCGCCTCATCGCGCAAAATCTGCTGATAACTTTCATCAAACTGGTCAACATTGATTGGATATAAATCCACAGCCCCCAGCAGAATGTTTGGCGTTTTAACTGATAGCCAGTCAGACCACTCAGTGTCACGACCACTAAACGGAATATAACGCCCCCTCACCTCATAGGTAACATTCGGAGAAAAAAGCCCATTGAGGATGGCACTTTTCTGCGGCACATCAGGATCACCATATGGCAATTCACCGTCAAAATGGAGAGTACCGACCACAGGCATGCGAACCTGAACACGAACGGCACGAACATCGGCCATGTCCCCATCAAAGAAAACTTCGATAGAAGGCTTTCTGCCCAGTCCGTTATTATCAAGCAATGCCGCAGGCTGCACGTTCCAGCCAGTAAGAACCTGTGCAGGCGGCCATACTGGCACCAATGCACCGACCGACCAAGGAAGCGTATCACTGGATGGCTCCCAGCTATAATCTGACGGGTCAACCTCAATAAGAGAAGCCGTTTGATTGACATTCGTCTGATCATCAATAGCGGTCAGCAGAAAGCTTTTATTGTCATATCCGTTTCTGGCACTGGTATAGGAGATCACATCAAGCGGCTCCAGTACCGAAGCCCATGGCAAGAGTGTACCGATAATCTTGCGAAACCGGCGGTTCTCGAGCGCAAGTGATTTCATTAAGCGTTGTACCTGCTCTGCGAACGGTACAGCATTAAACTGCACGTCAGCCAACAAAGTACGATTACCGTCCTCAGCCTCAAAATCCGGAAAGCGTCGCTGTGGTGCATCCTTCATTTCCCAGCCAGCTGCCCGCTCAGGATAGGTTGCCGTCACACCATTGAATGTGCTTTCCAGTCCGTGAAAGTCGTCAAGCTTCTGATCTTCAGTCACCACAAAATTCTGATCGGTAATAAACGCCACCGGTAAAGGTGCTGCACCTACCTGAATTTTATACACACCACCGATTTCAGCCATGCGGCCATTACAGGCCTTTAGCAGCTCCTCGATGACATCAACCGGTTCATTATCCAGTGTCTTGATCTCATAGCCACAACGGAACTGCCGAGCACTACCACCGCCTTCCAAAGCGACTGGTAGATCGCATTCATTCATCGCCGCAATCCAGTTTGTGAGCGGCAGATTGTGTGCTGGGATTTCTGCCCCGTAAATGTACTCGCCCTGATAATAGATGCCACGCAGAATGTTGTAGATTATGACCGCAGGATTATCCGACCATTCATAGGTTGCCTCGTTACCCCAACGATGCGTACCGCTACCACCGACGCTGCTATCTCTGCGCGGATCGTAAAGAAGTATCCCCTGCACTTCGAAACGGAAAGTTGGAATTGCCGTCATCAGTTTACGCTGAATTTCAGCGGTAGCGATAACATACGCAACACCACGGCCAATCATATCGGCAGACCAAGGCCTTGCATGGGAATTATAAGCGGCAACGAGGTTCGGATCAGCTGTCGCGTTATTGCCCAGATAGTATTTGCAGAACAGAAAATACCACTTATCGTGTTTGTACTGATCAATCGGATAGCTTGTGGCTCCGAATTTAGCCGCACCGTCCGAATTGGTTGTCGTGTTCCGCGTGCACAAGGCACCGTTAATAATCAAACTATTGCCAATTGATTGAACTGGCAAATCAGAAACCGTAATAACCTGCGTCAGCACAGCATTCGGGGTTTTACTCACACGCCCATGCGTATTGACATATTCCAGATGCCCCGCAGTCGCATAAGTCCCGACGATAAACGACAGAGACTTATTACCACCCAGCTGTACCTGACCATTAATCCCCGGATCAGGCTGTTTTTTCATTGCAACTTTTTTAAGCAATGAAGAGCCGACCTGCAGTGCAACACCAAAGGCAAACTTAATAAGGGTCGCAGCAAGCCCACCAGCCTTGAGTACACCAGCGATTGCACCAATCGCAGCAACAACCGGAGCGGCATTGGCAGGCAGCATCATGCACAGCGTGAGCAAACATGCCCACACTGCAATTTGCAGCTGTTTCATGATGTATCCTTAAATCACCGGTAAAAACGGCACCCGAAATGCACGGGATGCTGTCAGCAGATCTACAGTGCCTATACCGGCCTCATCAGGGCGCAGGACATAGACACACGAACCCTGTATGATACCTAAAGCAGCACCCTGATCCGTATCGATCACAGCAATATCGCCCACATGCGCGAAAGCTGGCGCAACTTCCTCAAATATTGATGCAGCAAGTTCAGCGTGATCCGCAAAACCGGCTTTACGCAAAATGCGCAAACCACCAATTGAGGTACTGTATCTGCCACGAAACTCCGCTGCAAAATCATGACCAGTCATCGCCTTGATGGCACCGGCTGCGAATAATGCACAATCATGTTCTCCCCAGCTGAAATGCCACGGAGCAACAACATGCATATATTCGGCCAGCTTCACCCGCCAATCAGATGACCTGTAAACAATCTTGGTCATTCCTCACCCCAATGGATGTCTTGCAACCAATTACCGGCAACATCAGTGTGACGACGAAATCGATCACCACCACGCTTGCGTTGCTGTTCATCAGAACGGCGCAATGGATTGGTTTTAGTAAGAAGACGCGTATGGGAGACACAGGATAATTCTATCTGTCCCTTCCCTCCTGCAGGCGGTGTCATCACAGTCATGCCATTCACCCACCCGACAAAACGCCGAACAGCAGGAGCAACGGGCAGCATTGTGTCCGTATTAAAAAAGCCCCGATGAATTTGAATGGGTGCATGCTTAACATCGTAACCACGCACAGCCAGTTGGACTGCGCCGTCAATCTGACTGAGAAGAATACGAATTGTTCTTATGCTCAGATCACTTTCCAGAGGCAGAGACGGAATATCAAGCAAACCGCCTGCCCCGTTATATGTCCGAAGCACTGGCAAGCCAGTTGCCGGATTGATCACCTGCACATCAACGGTGTCCAGACCATTCCAAAAACCAACTGCCTGTACGCCGCCTGTTTCTCTGTTTTTAGCCTCGATCCAAAGCAGATTAAACGGAGCAATGGCTTCTGTATTCTGGATAGCCGCTATCGTTGCCGCATCATATGATTTCATGATGAGCCTCTTTACTGGTTAGACTTAATGTGACGACTCGGCTCAGATGCCGCAGTTAAACAAGTGAGGGAGAGTAAAATGGTACAGAAAACTGACGCAGAAGCGTTTTATCTACGCGCTGTACTGTCTGAAGCATTCAGGGTTCTGGATAAGGACAAAGGGCATGAATTTGTTGATGAGTTAATTCAAGCAGCTTTCAGAACGCACAATGTACAGGAGCGATTTCTAGAAGCTTTCAATGACATGATACCGGCAGACATTGATCAATCTGGTCGGAAAGCCGTTCTAGATGCACGAGATATTGCCCGCGATAACAGTAGCCCTATGCCTTAACGCAGCCACCATAAACGAGCAATGATTTCCCCATCCCGAACAACATGAAACTCGGTATTCTTTAAAGTGTTGTCGGGATGGCAATCATCGTCTTGAGCTAAAACAACCTCATCGTTTGTGCAAACTTTAACGCCATCCTTGAGCCAAGAGTGCGTCACTTGATTATCATTACCCATAGATTTTCCTTTCATGGCCGTTGCATTACCTCAAAAGACATTTGGCTAAACCGGCCACTATGGGACACATCAAATGTATTCGGAACGATGAATACTTTTGCTGCCGGTTTTTTCAGATTGACGGCAAGACCTGTAGTAATACCGACAGGCAAATGCGGTCTGACCTCAAACATTGTTGTACGACCAGTCGCGACAGGATCAGCATCGCTAACCAAGCGCCCAAGGTAGCGCCGTGACAATCCGGCACCATAACTGATTTCCACCATATCACCGGCATTTAACCTATAGCCTGCTGGCAAATCCTGCAATGATAGGGATTTATTATTCGCACCCACGACCAAGACTTTTGGCTTGGCAGTCCCCAGCTTTATACCGCCAGCATCGCTGGCTGGGTAACAATTGGCTGGGCTGTAAAAGTAGAAATTCGCAAGCGCACCATCTAAGGCTTCAATCTTTGCCTGCAAAGCTCGTGCCTTTGTATGCACCATCGGCGCAAGCGCAACCTTTGCTCCCCATCGGGATGGCGCCAGTCGAGCGGCAAGAATATCGCCGCTGCCTGCACCGGAATATTCAACCTGTTCGTGTAAGACCCAAGGCGCACTGACAATGGGCATCAAATCCGCCAAACCGGATAATGGTACTGGATCGGCCATTTTTACCCCACTGCATATGGATCACGCGCAATCTGCCGGAAACGCTGTGGCAGCATTTCACGGTCATACTGTTGCAAGCCTTGGCTCACACCATCGGCAACCATTTGTTGAATTTCAGAGTTACCACGTGCACCGGAAACATTGACATTGATGTCCATTTTCGACGAGCGCTGACTGGATTTTGAAGCAACCGGAGCTTTCAAAATTGGCATTCTCGGTGCAGTTAAGGCAGGCATAGCGCCTACTCCACCCCCATCTTTCAAAGCAGGCATGCGCCCTTTATTCATCGCCTCAAGGATAGGCCGGAATTGCTTTGTAGCTTTGGCATTCATCATGAATTCGCCATTAGAACCCCACATGAGAACTTTATCATCGCGGGGGCCGCCGGGGCCGCGAACGGCTCCACCATTCGCGAGTGCTGGTATCGGGCCACCATCCTTGCGCCCGAGCAGGCCGCCAAATAAACTTCCAAGCAACCCACCGCCGCCAGACTTACTGTCAAACAGCCCATCAAATGCTAAATCCAAAAGCCTGTTGCCAATGTTCGACAGCGCATCTGCAAAAATATCAGCGGCCTTCTTGCCTTGAATGAAACCATCAACAATGCCGCGTGTCAGGTCTTTCTGGAAGTTGACCATATCTTCGGCATTCTGGCGGATTTTATCTTGTGCCTCAGCAAGTTTTCCCGCTTCCTGTGTGGCTAACGCAAACTGCTCAGCAGTGGCTGCAATCTGCGCTCGCAATTCAGGTGTGATCGTTACCCCGGCCTTTTGCGCAGCATTAAGTAAATCCTGCTCAGCACGGGCTTTTTCAATGGCGTAGCCGTAGTCATCAATAAGCGGGTTAATCTGACGCTGTGCTTCTGTCTCAGCAATCAGGGCGGCAGTGCGATCTGTGATGGATTGCAAGTCCTCCGAGAAGTCCTGCTCCGGTGTTTTACGTTCTTTACGAGGCTTTCTACCTTCCGAAGAACGCCTTGCATCTGCGGCAAGATTAGCCTGTGCCTGCGCCTTGATCTGCTGCTCTGTGAGTTCAATTCCTGACTTTTCAGCATCTTTCTTAATTCGAGCTATTTCCGTCTCAAGCGAAAGCTGCTCTTTTGTAAGAGAATTGCGGTGTTGGGCTTCTTTAAGATAAGCATTCCCAGCATTACGAGCCTGTATATACGGGTCTTTCGAAGCCCGCTCATTACGTCCTTCAGTTACATTTACACCAGACAAACTAGCCATATCAGCTTTTGCCTGTTTCGCAGCAGCGCTGATTAAGGCGAGAGTATCAAGAACAGGCTTGAATTGGTTTGCAGCTTCCTCGAAATTATAATCGGCCTTTGCCATGTCGAAGATAGCATCTTTAGCTTCTTCAGCTGATACCGTGCCGTCATCCAAGCCTTCCTTTAACCTTTGAAGTTCTGCTCTCTGCTCATCAGTCACCAGGCTCATGGCTTGAACCTGTATCCAAGCATCAAAAAGGTTATCTACCGCATCCTTAGCCTCATTGATTGCAGTAACCGAATATTCGACTTCTTTGCCGGCATTGAACGAAGCTTCGCCGCCGACCTTCCGACTAGCTTGTTGAACCTTGCTAGCGGCGGCCTCGGCCTCTTCGCCCATTTTTCGAAGGCGCTGCGAGAAAAGATCCGCTCCAACTCCCGCGGCATCACTATTGCTAGTGAAAAGAACTAAAGCTGTAACTACTGTTCCACCAATAACAGCACCTAGAGGCCCGGCCGCCGCACCAAGTCCTCCGAATGCCTTAACCACCCCTGTGAGGCTAGACGCAGTGCGCAATGCAGAAATGAGCGCCAAGGTTCCACTTGTTGCCAAGCCGAGGCCACGTATCATAGACACCACAGATCGACCAACCAACGCGCCTGCAATCACCGATGCCAGTTTCAAAACGATATCTGCTGTTTCATCAAAATTGTCAGCAAGAGCATTCAAACCTGCAACAAGACGTTGGGAAGCCCCTAAACTCTCATCGGTCTCGCCAATATATTTAGTGAATGCATTATTGACCTTGGTAATACCTTGCTCAATCGTCTGGGTTGCATTGGCCGCCATAGATTGAATGCTAGGTAAGCCTTTAAGAAAAGCCTGAAAAAACTGCTGGCCAGATACTTTGCCATCATTAACCAGTTGTTTCAACTTGGAAACAGACCCGCCGGCCGCATCAAGACCATTAGCAACGGCCATCAGAATTGGCCGTGCACCTTCATTGATCGAGTTGAACTCCTCTGCCTGTACGCGCGCCTGACCGAGCAACTGTCCCAGCTGAGTTAATGCCCCTGATGCCGCCCCTGCAGATGTACCAGCCACACGCAATGCAACGGCAACACCATCAGAAAACTGCAACAACTCAGATTGACTGGCTCCAAGATTATCCGAAGCCTGTGCGGCCTTACCATACAGATCTGACAAGGCTGTAATCGGAGCGGCATTCGCCTGTGCCGATTGATACAACGCATCAAGAGTTTGTTTTTGTTCTGCACCAACAACACCGGCCACCGAAAGGCTGTTCTTGGCTGACGTCCATGCATCGGCGTATCTAAGGATTTCCCGTGTCCCAAGAGCTGCCCCGATACCTGTTAGCGGTGCGGTTAAGCCTTTGAACGATCGAGACAGAATACCGTCCAGATTTTTATTCATCTGACGGGCGCGGCGTTCGATTGCATTAAACTGTTGGTTAGAAACTCCATGAGCACGCGCAAGCGCTTTCTCAAACTCACGTGTTTGCATAGAAAGCTGCACAACCAGCTTCTCAAGGTCAGTTGCCATATTTAGTTGCCCTGCTATAAAAAAAGCCCGCAGTGAGCGAGCTTGGGAGAGTTCTATGAGAGTTTTGATTGGTGCGACATGTGTCGCCGTCTTAGCGTTTGTTGGCTATTTCTTTTGGGGCGAGTATCAGCAATCCCAAGCCGCTACTCGTGCAGCGCAGGCGATGCATAAAGCCACAATGGAAAAACAGAAAGAACAGCGTGATTTTGAATGTGATGCCCGCGTGACGGATCTCAAATCTTGGGTAGCAGGAAAGCCTTCAGGGCAGTCACAATCTTTTCTGGAGGCGAGAGAATACGTAGACCAGTGCCTGAAACTCAGCACAGGCACTGATTGGTACGACAAAAACATACACGTTAAATACTGGTAGTTTCTAACCCGCCCTCGCCTTACGGCACCAATAATCAACGCCGTGATAGCTACAGCCGACCTTTTCAGCAATTTCTGTCTTACTCAGGCCAGTGCCGAGTAAGGCTAGAATTTTATCTCGGTAAGGCGCGGATTGATTGGGATGACCGATACTGACTGCCACCCTCTTCCCCGGCTCATGCTCGATTTGCATCGGCTGTGCTAGTGAAGGCTGGCCTTGTTCTATAACCATGCCAAGAACCGTAACGCCATTACGAGCCATTGTGCCATGAACTGCACGATAGCGCTCTCCTAACGCCGTCCTTACGCCCATTGGGCGGTAATCACTGTAAGACGGCTCAACGTGCTGAATACGAATTGAACCGTCATGTTCAATGGTAACAGCCCTGCCTGCACCGTCATATTTGTTCACATCAACAAAAACAGATTCACCGTTAATCACCATCGCGCACATGTCTGGCGCTTTCGGCTGGATCTTGTCGGCGACCGCTTCTAGGCGTGTTGCGGTACGAGCAAGATTAACGGCTGTATCTACCGGCGTAGAGGTACGGCGTTTGTGTAGGCGGACAAAAATTGGTTTTTCGATTCTACCTCGGCGGTATTCCATAAAGGCAGTAATAATTTGATGACGTACATCAGGCGCTTTGGGAGCATCAGAACGAACAGCGGCAAGAATGCTCTGACCTTCATTCAACCAAACAACTTGCCCAGGCCTACCGCCTTGTTTTGAGGTTTCTACCACTGTGGTAGTAACCTCGCCATATCGTTGAAACTCAATAATATTACGCTCAACTAACTGGCGAAGCTTCCAGTCAGCCTTCATACCCAAAGCGGCCGCTAACCGCTTATGGCTAATGCGTTCCTCCACGTTATTTTTTACAGTGATATCTGCAACTGTAATTGGTAATGTGCTATTACATCTGACAGCTTGTACCATAGGGCCATATCCTTTTGGTTTCAGGTTAGGCTCATCTCAAGTGTTGCTGCACTAGATGAGCCGACATATATAACCTATATATGTCATATATCCTTGTCAATATAACATATATGGGATATATACCACCTATGGCCAAACCACTTAAACTTTCAGAAAAGAAGCTAATAGCCCTCACCCCAGAAATGGTTGAGTCTATTAAAGAATTTCGATTTTCAAATCGCATCGACACAGAGTCGGAGGCGATCCGTCAGCTGATTTCCATTGGCTTACGAGCCAATAAAACACTACATGCTTTATTAGTAAACATTGATTCATCTGTTGATGGCGAGCACCTTCACAAAGACAAACTAGAAAACAAACTGCGTTTTGTACTGAGCGACAACTCTGATATTTTATAAATTATATTAGCCGAAAATAACGACTGTTCCCCACTCGTTCACCTTGCTGTTGCTGCCCTATTCATTAAAAATGGTTGAGGGAGTGGTAAAATGGATATTAGCGATTTAGTGAAAGACCACAGATACGTAGTCATTGAGCAAATGCCTCAAAACGTACGCGACCTCCTTTATGAGATTGAAGATTTCTCAAGAGTTAAAGTCGAGTTTAGAGATACTGAACTTTTGAAAATGGCGGCTGCTCAATATAATGTAAATACGTTACGTACAGACGTTGAAGCCCTATATGCCGATCACGAACGCGCCTACTTGTCGTTACCAACCCTAAATAAACTCGATTCAAATGCCATATTGCATGAATTATTACATTTGCATCGGTACTGGGTGGAAGCAATTCCACAACTAGAGGCGAAAACAGACTTAGGTAGAAATGTCGAAATTGCTGCAGAACTCGACAATGAACTTGAGCATCTGATAATTGTTCCAAAAGAGCGCAATTACGGATTTGATCCAGAACCATACTGGTCGTCTAGAAGTCAACAGTACTGGGCGGAGTTCCCATGGGAGAAGCTGTCACCATCTATCCGCCGCGAGTTCACCTTAAAGGGATGGCTGCATAGCCCACTAATATCCTCTGAATTGCGGAATGATATCGAGACGCGCCTAAGGGAGGCTGATTTATATTCCGAAGCAGAGCGGTTTCTACAGAGAATACGTGAGTTTTCGGGTTCAAAGCCCAGAGCCGTTTCAACGGCTTTACGATTTTTAAAAATCCCGCACGATGAAGCCCAATTGGTAACCATGGACATTCGCAACAAGAAGAGGATCGTGTCCAAGATACCACCTCACTAGGCGAGGTGGTCGGCATTCTAACTGTGCGTGTCATAGCTAAGCCGCTCCTGAATGGTGCTAATGTAGCTGCACAATCCCCCCCTCTAGACATAAAGTATAATATCAAGCACTCTCAAAGAAAAACGAGGGGAATAATATGCTTTGGTATTTACTCGCACTTGCCGCAATCGGCGCGATTGTTTGGGGTTTTGCTAAAATTTCGTCAGCAGGTGCCAAGCCCTAGAAAAGTGTGATGCTAGTTTAGTAAAAAGCCCCGAGAGGGGCTTTATTGCTTATCACTTATGTCAGTGGCACGCCAACTAAGCCACTGGAGCAACTTCTCAATATTGTAGAATGACAAATCATTTTGAAACTGCGATACCTGTCCTTAAATAAAGACGAGGCAGGTAATGAGCGGTTTTAAATCCAAAAACTTAAATGGCACTACATATGATATGCGTCATTTGACCAATCATACTATGCCGGTTACTCATGGACAATACACCTACAATGTAGGTGTTCATTATAGTTGTCATTGTTTTACACGAGAAAGCATGCCTGGCGACCCGCTGCATTACTTATACTATCATGATAATGAAAGCCGCGTCTTTGATGTCGATCGCTACAATCTTTCAATGTCGCTGCCAGCCTATATCGCCGACCTTCCCAATCATGACGTTTATCACGATGCAAAGGACACGTTTATTATCATCAGAATCAATGGTGGCGATTATGCAATATTTCTTCGGATACATCGTGCAGACCGAAGCGCTAACCATGACGTCATAATGCGAGTTAAAACTGCTCATCTCAGAGATGACTTCCACATTAGAAAACCCGCTTACAAATTTTCACGCGTAGTACATCTAACTGCGAAAGGACATCCTCTACCTAAGCAGAACAAACAAGCTATTATAAGAGTGTAGCTTAGAAAGCAAAATAGGCCCCGTAGGACCTACCGCTGGATTTTCATCCGCATGGTATCCGTTTTACGTGCATCTCACACAACCATTTCTGGCTTGGGTGCCCTCTCGACTTTTCAGTCTCACCACATGTAGGCAACCTTTTAATATCTGCTATTGACGAAATAGTCAATAAGAGAGTGATTAGTGGTGCTCATCGTAACGTGCTTTTTCCACACTGCTTGCTACTAACTGCCAATCACAAACTCCCACAGCTCGTCTTTTTCCTTTGCGGAAAGCCCCTGCTTATCTTCTGGCGTGTTAGCTTTCACATAGCCGTCAACAGCGGCCATGAACTGCCACATTGACATCTGCCGCACTTGCTGCGGCGAATATCCTAAAGCTGCTCCGTTTCCGTAGATAGCGGCAAATCGGATTTTTCCATTTGGGAGGCTGTCGAGTTGCTCTCCATCTGATTTGCCGCTCGAGGCTCCCCCACGGGTTCTTCCGGTGAGCCATGCAAACCAACCTGCAATATACTCATCGCATAAATCAGGTTTTCAGAGGCTGGCCGCTGTTCCACATAACGCTGAACAAGCTTGGTGGCATCAGTGGGAACCATACCGCCACCAATCAGCCCTTGCCGGATAACATGAGCAATATCACCGATCAGGCAGGTTTTATTTGCCAATCGCTCAAGGATAACCCAAGGCCCGGCATCGCAAGCCTCCTGCAGGGCTTCAATTTCACCCCAACCGAGGCGGAAGGTGTAATTACCGTCCGCCCATGTTAGTTCAATCTTAGCGTCCCTGCTCATGGCTTAGGCGTAACCACACGCACCATCTGCCCATCAGACTGCATTGACACATTCAATGTCGCGCGCTGTCCATTGCTAGCACCAACCTCTAAAGTTTCAATATGTTTACGCCCCGTCCATGTAATCAGTTTGGATGGAAACTCCCACTCGACTTTAACAGGAACAGATTCCAGACTATCTGCCGCATCAAGCCATGTCTCTACGCTTTCAGCCGCAAGGACACCCTCCCCATTTGCACTCATAGACAGGCTAGTCGCGTCTCGGCCAACCCAGTCAATTTTGTCAGGGTCTTCGCAGTCTGGCACATTGACCTCTTCAAGTCCTTTATTGATTGTTATTGAGCGTTGGGTAAAACCGCATGGCGCGCTATACGCGGTTGGTGTGGCGTCGTTGCCGATCAAAATACGGATTTTACCCGATTTAATGGTTGTAGCTTGAGCCATAACGGCCTCCATACAAAAAGGCCGCTCAAAGCGACCGTTAATTTCTAAAATTTGGGATTTGTTACGGCTGCTCTACCGTCGCGGTATAGCGAATAGAGGCGTGATTAATGTTGCCGTCTTTGATGTAGTCTGTACGCCAGTAATCGAAGGTCACAAGCGCATTAACACTAAGGGATGGCTCCCATCCTCTAAGTGCCCTTCGCACAGCATCAGCTATATCGCGCATTTGTTTTTGCGCCGGCTGTAGTGACCAGACGTCAAGTTGAAAGACGATGTCATCTGCATAAATGCAATCGGCATTCGCTTGCTCAGCACTCGTAGGGCCGATACTGACATATGGGAATATGCTAGGGGCGACCTGCCCTTTGTCATCAGTTGGCGGGTTGTCGTAAGACCGCTCACCTATGAGCGCGACAAGGGATGCATTCCCCCGTAGTCGCTGTATAATCGTGCCCTGCAACTCAAGAACTGGATCCATTCGCCGCCACCTGTTTTGCTGCTTTTGTGATTGCTCTGCGAACGCGGGATTTGACTTTCTTCCGGTTGGCTCGCCATGAGACGAAGAAGAATGGCTGAGCTTTTGCTCCTGGATGTTGAGCACCCTTGAACATGCCGCCAACAACGTGCGGAGCAGCACCAAACTCCACCAGATGCGCATATCTGACTTTGGAATTACCGGCGTAAATAGTGATTGTGAGGTCACCAGCTAACGAAGATTTAGCGACAGCTAACGCTTGAGCATATTTGGGCTTTTTGCCCCACGTCCAGCCGATGCTATCATGCAGGTCGCCGCTTTTTTCAGGAACTAAAGACCGCATCATACTAACAATTTCGTCGGCGCCCTGCTCCATTGCCTGCTTGATAGTGGCCTTGGCGATTTCAGGCATACGCTTTAGCTTGCGCTCAAGACGAGCAAGTCCAATAATTGATGCGCTTCTAGCCATCCTCGCCCTCTATAACGAGCATTTCGAGATAAGCCCCGCGCTCATCAGGATTAACGACGGTTTTAATGCCAAACACGCGGTTTGGTTTACCGTCGGCAAGTCCTGCCCGGGCATCATAAGCCCGCCATGCAGTTGTGATTTGCCGTGTGGCACTGCTGGCACGCACAGTTAGGTTATATGGCTGCCGTGATACCAGACGCGCCGCAATGATGCTTTCGGCGTTGCCGCCAAACTTTGGAGCAAGGCGTGCTGGCACGGTAAACTGGTCAACCCAATCGCCGCGTGTTCCGCCAAAACCATCATCTATTTCTTGCCTTTGGGAAAATACAATTTTACAATTTAGCGAGCCGCTGCCTGTTCGTTTGACCATGATACCCCTTAAACCAAATAGATAAGTTTATCGGATTTCTGCCGGTTTGCTTCAGCCCACATGGGGCGGAGATTTGTTAATGCCCAGCAAGCTTGAAATTCATGGCTCTTTGAGCAATTAAAATCGAAGGAAGCCACAGGGACGATATGGTCAATGTGCCATTTGTGTCTATTATCCCAAGACATGCCCCGTGAAAATTGACGTTCCAAATGAACCATCAGATCATCAATGCTATAGCCGAGCAAATGCTGCCAAGATTTCCACGCTTTTTTACCATTTAGGCAATCAGAGACAGCTTTACGCATTCTGGCCTGAATAGAAAATTTAGGGTCTTCAGATCGGCGCTTACGTTCATATTCACGACGATATTCCCTCATCTTGGGATCGGCGTTTCTAATCAAAGACCGTTGCCGTTCTTTCTCACGTGAGGCTTCGGTTGCACGGACTTTTTTTGATTCAACCTGTCACGCTCGCGCACTACTCTGACTGAGCATTCATCGCAGTACTTATGCGAGCCTGATCTTTTTATTACGTCGCAATCACATATTGCACATTGGAAAGTTGTTGGCGGCATCTTCAACAATGCTGCCCGACGCCGATCCAACTCAACCTTCACGACTGTTGCACAATCCCGGCAATATCGTTGTTGTGACGATGATTTTGGTGTACTCACACCACATCGTGTACAAGCCATATCGGGGAACGTTGGCTTCTTGCGGCCCCCACTACGATTTGCCATTTACCGCCTCGCGTTTTGGCGTCGGCAACTTCTCTGCTTTGCCAACCTTTATGGCAGCTTCTGCACATCGTCTCGTTACACTCAATTCCATACCTGCGAGGTAGGCGATAGTGACACCATAACGAGGCGACCAGTCGAAGTCAGATGTGAAGCGGACGTGCATTAATCGGCCTCCAAAGTTCGCCATACTCGATATGGCGCGAGTAATGCCCGCACATGCCGCGGTAAAACTGCATTGCCTTTGGCCTGCAAGTCTGGCTCTCTATTTTCGTAAAGATCAGCTGCGACCAGAAGAATTGCTGCCACGATGGGTGGGGGGGTAACAATGCCATCGGCAGATATAGGCTGGCCAGTCGACACAACCTCACGGTCGATATGCTCCACCACAATCGTTTCAGCCACAGCCAGATAAACTTCAAGCTCTGCATCTTCGTCGTCATGAAACACGCGTAGGTGTTTTTTCAGCAGTTCACGTTCAACGAGTGCCATGATTAGGCAGCCGCAATAACCGCAGCAGTCGCGGCGCTAGTGGCGGTCGCATTACCTGCGGAATTCGTGCCGGTCACAACGCATGTGATTACCTTGCCTAGTTCGGCTTCGGTTAGGACATAGGACGCAGCTGTAGCGCCATTTATAGTTGCTGCGTCAGCTTTCCACTGCCGTGTATATATTGGTGCCGGGGCACCAGTCCATGTGCCATTCGATACTGTCAGGGTAGTGCCAACCTGTGGCGTTCCAGTAATCGCTGGTAAAACAGTGTTTACTGGCGCTGTATCAACTGGCTCTGGAGCCGGCTTTGGATCGACGATTCTTGCGCCTATGTAGCTCGCCACACGGCGCTTGCGTGTCTTCGTGTCGGACATTGTCAACCTCCGTGAACTTCTCGACGTAACCAAGCGCCAGAAGTGGTCCGGCTTGCCAGTTCGGCAGATCAGCGACCATGCCTTCGTTCAGACGGCCGTAATTGCCGACCAACGTTTTAAGCGCTTTGATTTTCATGTTTTCCTCGTGAAAAGGGGCGCCGAAGCGCCCCATCAACGATTAGGGGGTAGGATTCACATTGCCGGTCACGAATGCCTCAGGACGATAGACCGCCAGCGCAAGGCGCTCTTCGATGCGGATTGTGAACATGTTCTTTTCAAAGTCGTCCACGTTCTCGCTCGAGAGCAGAACTTCGATGCCCATACGGTCAAAAATCTGCGCACCGAGATTGAAAGCACCGGTCAGGAACTTGCCCGATGTGATTGCCTGGGTCTGAACAACTGGCAGATTCCAAAGTGACGGGCCAATCGGCGACTGGGCATTGCCAACAATGTAGTTGCCACCGAGATCCTTGGTAAGCTCGATCTTTGTCCAGTCAATTGGATTGAGGACAAAACCGGACGCCGGATATTCAGCGAGAATTACCTGCAGAATTGCCAGGCGAAGGCGGTCAATTGCCGTCTCATTCTCTGGTGCGAACGCAGGGGCAAATGCCGTTGCCTGCGGGAGGATACCGTGCAGGTTCTGACCAGTGCCGTCACCGTTCAAAAGCTGGTTCTCTTCCACAAACTTGAGCCCGTACGTGCCGCGAGCGTTGATGTAGCTCGCAAGGCCAGGAGCGTCGTCGAGGATCTGACGGCTTGCCTTGAAGATATGAGCCAGCGTGCGAACAGGCGTGGTTTCCATATCAAAGGTCAGGTCAGACTTCGGCTTCTGCGCGCCCTCTGCGACCGGTGCAGCGCTGTTCGTAAAGCCGGTTTCCTTGACGAACTCAACACTCGCAGCCGAGGTCTGGCCCGGAGCAATAAGGTCGCGGATCGTCAGCTGGCGATTAGGCGGGGCAATGATGCCTGGCACACGCTGTCCAGGGACAAGCGAGGTTCCCGCCGAACGGCCTGTGCCAACCGTGGTATTGCCGGATGTAATGTCAGCGCGCTCCATACCGACGCGGATCGAACCGCGCCATGCGCCGGACACGTCGGTTGACCGGAATTTCTCAGATGCAACGACGATATCGCCGACGTCCTGTGGGCCATGAGCGACGTCATCGCGTTCACGAGCAGCGCGTTTTTCCAACTCGCTGATGCGGGTCGTGGTGTCGCCAAGCTCGGAAAGTGCCTTGTCGACTTTACCGGTCAACTCGGTGGAAACAGTTCCGTGCTGCTGGAGCTGCGTGGTGAAATCGGTCGCAAGATTGCCGACCTGCTCTTTAATGGATGCGAGCGAAGTTCCCAGCTCGCCAATGCGTTCTGCTAGTTCAGCCATGAAAGGCTCCTTTGATTTAGATTTTGAATGTGTTTGCTTCGGCCAAAAGCCGGTTTATGGCTGCCAAAGCAGCAGCATCCGTCTCGACGTCAGGAGCCCCCTGACCTTCCTTGAGGTAGAGCCGAGCGGCCCGCTCTGCCTCAGAATTCGATAGGTTTAGAAGCCCCTTCAAACCGTGCTCGAATTCGCGTTTGGTGATTTCTTCGCCGGAGGCCATCTTGTTAGCCAACAATTGCGCAGCTTCTGCCTTTGCGGCGTTGGACGCCTTTACGCGGCGGACATATTCCGGCTCGGTGTTCGCGCCCAATCGAGCCAAGGTCTCGTCAAGTGTGGCAATACGGTCAGCCATTCCTCTGTCTATGAGAGCTTCTGCATAGAACACCCTCCCCTGACCAAATCCGTCTTCGACTTTGGATTTCGTGGTGCCACGCCCATCGGCAACGCTCTGCAAAAACCGGCCATAGGAGCGGTTTACGCTGTCCTGAATATAGGCTAGCGCTTCCTTGCCAAGCGGTTCAGTCTCGTTCCCTTCGACCTTGTGCTTGCCGGCCGAAATGTAGGTGCGCTTGACACCTGCCTTTTCCAAGGCAGCAGAGATATCGTCGTGAGCTGTGTAGACGCCAATCGACCCTGCCCGCCCCGACGGCGTCACAACGATTTCGTCGGCAGACGACGCGATCCAGTAAGCAGCGCTCGCAGCCAGCGAGTTGACCTGCGCTATAATCGGCTTTTCACCGCCGCGCAGTTTGCGAATTTCCGTTGCGAGTTCGTCCGTGCCCGGTACCGAGCCGCCAGGACTATCAATATCAAGAACAACGGCTTTTACATCCTCATTGGATAGCGCCTTGTGCAGCTGGCGCTTGATGCCGGCATATGATGTGCCGCCGCTCATCGCGGAAAACAGGTCCATGCGGTCAGCCAATACGCCATAAACAGGGATCACAGCGACCTTGCCGTCGATTTCAGCGATTTCCTTTGCGCGGGCATCAGAAACAGCCGCTGCAAATTCAGGTGTGACGAGCTTGTCGCCCGCCACACGTGCCGCAAGAACATCGGCCAAAACGGCCAGTTTTTCGCGCTGAATCGCCCACGGTTCGGCCTCGAAGGCCGTCAAAATGTGTTCGAATTTCATTGATTATCCTTATTCAGCGCTTGGCTGTTTTGGCGCATCACCAAGTGTGGCAAGGGGCGTCATAGCCCCCTGCACGATCAATCGGTTTCCACCGGCTCGCGGAGCCTTGTTTTCATAGGCTCGCGCCTCATCTGGCTCATAAATGCCAGCATTGACCATCTTTGACAGAAACTCTGCACGAGCAGCGCTATCGCCTCGCAAGAGGCCTTCCATATTGAACTTAACGGAACTTGTTTTGCGTGTTTTCTCGTTCAACAAGTCACGATAGATCGCGGACTCGATGCTTTTGACCAACGGGCCGAGGCAGGTTTTAATGAATTGCAAGATAAGCTGCTCAATCCCGCTACCCCATGTCGTTGTGCCATTAGCGGCATGACCAATCATAACTGGTGGGATTCCGAAGATGCGGCAGATCTGTTCGACACTAAATTGACGCGTTTCGAGCATCTGAGCGTCTTGCGGGTTAATTGTCAGCTGCTGGTATGTTAATCCCGCCTCAAGGACGGCAATCTTACCAGCCTTGTCAGATCCCGCGAATTGCCCAAGGACTTTGCTTAACTGCTCACGCTGGTCTGCTTTAAGCACTTGGTCTGATGATAGCACTCCGGCAACCTGCATGCCATTTGCGAACATCTTGCCAGCAGTCTTTTCTGCAGCAATAGCGTTGCCAATTGTATTGCGCACCACACCAATCGGAGACATGCCACGATCACACCCCGGCATAACTGCGCCACGAACATGAAACATGCGCTCTTCATTAATGCGGCGCTTTTTGCCGTCTTCTGTGACCTCATAATACCGTTGATTGCGGCTTCCGCGACATACATCAACGGTCAAAGGATGGAGTGGATTCAGCGCAATCAGTCTATCGCCGCTATATTTACGTTCCGCGAAGAAATTGCCGTCTAGGCAGAGACATAACGCAGCCATCGACCAGAAGTCCGCAGCAGTATCGTCCATGTTTGGCATGTCATGAAGAAGGTCGTAAAGCTCAGACGATTTGTCTATCGTGACGCCGTCAGCCTTGTAAACAAGGCAAGGTAGCATAATCACAGAACTTCGGATCAGATTGACACAAGCCCATACAGCATCGAGCTGCAGCGCTGTTTCAATCGTAACCTTCTCACCGGAAGTTGTACCAAGGCCAAAAAAGCCACGCCAGAACTCCCCATCAGTCAGCTTGATGGGCCTGCCTGACCATTTATCAAAAAAGCCCATCAGTAAATTGCCACCATATTGGAGATAAAATCGTCGAGGTCTTCTTCCTCCACCGGCTCATAAGTACTCGCCACAGCCGTAGCCATCGCCAGTGCAACGGCACCATCAATGCGCCCACGCGCTTTCTGCTTATCGAGTTTACGATTGCCTGACGGATCCTGTTTCACCGTCGCGTTGACCATGCACATGTTCATTACTGGATGCTCTGCATGCGCGATCTTCCGGTTCAACAACATCGTTTCCAACGACCGCAGCGCTGGAGACATAGACGCAAAGCCTTGACCAAATGGCTCAAAGATTGCGGTATCGCCCTCGACCTCTTCATCAGTGAAGCCTGCATTTAATAGCCATGGCTTCAGATGACGAAAGTTCCATCGGTCAAAGGCTATCTTCCGCAGGTCAAGAGTGCCTTTCAGGTCAAACAAGTGACGAGCAAGAAACTCATAATCGACCGTAGGACCTGGCGTTGTTTTTAGATGTCCCTGTGTGTGCCAAACATCGTAAGGTACGCGGTCGTCTTTTGCCTTTTGCCTCAGGCCGTCATTTGGTAACCAGAAGGTCGGGCGGACATGCCACATGCCGTCCTTTGGTGCCATCAGCACTAGTGCCGTTAAGTCGTTCACCTCAGACAAGTCTAAGCCGCCAAACACTGGCAAGCCATCGAAGTCAGCAAGGTCAGTTGTGCCGCAATCTTTCCAGACGGCAGGCGTTACGAACGGAGCGGATGCATCAATGCGCTGATTGAGGTGTAGCCAGCGAAAGCTGGATTCCACAGTCGGCTGTCGCGCTGCACGAGCTGCAAAGTCCCGCACGTCGCTTACAGACTTGAAGATTCCCAGAGCGGGGTTAGCCGCTCGCCAGCTGGCTTCGTCTTGCAGATCGCACTCAGCTAGCGCTGTATAGATATGCGAGACAATGCGCGGGTCTCTGGACGTTTCAGCATCATCAATCCAGCGGCTGAACAAATCGTTGTCCGTAGCCGCTTGCGTCGAAATTGCAACCAGCAGCGCTCGGCCTTCATACGCACCCTGTGAAGTTTCAATGGCCTCTACAAAGTCGTCTGTAGGCCCCTTGACTTGCCCAACCTCATCAAGGATGGCGAGGATGGGGGAGCCACCATGAGCGGTTGCCGCCTCAGCTGATATAGCCTGATATTCGACGTTCTTGGCATAACCAATAATCGTCTTGCTTGACGGTGTCGGCTTGGCCAGCTTGCTAAGCTCCGGCGACATCATGATCATTTTCGAGGCATAGTTAAATACCTCGGCGGCTTGCTTGCGAGAACGAGCGCCTGAAATGATACGGCTATTCTGGTACGCCTCCGGTCCAACGATATGCGCCAACAGGAGGCAAGCTATGATGGCCGTTTTCCCGTTCTTGCGCGCGATGGAAAGGTAGGCTCGCGATGTGCCATGCGGGTTATCATAAATGTCCAGAATAAATTTTTTCTGGAACGGCAAGAGCTTTACCTTTTGCCCCAGCAAAGTGCCCTCTGGCACGATGCAAAACCGCTCAATGAAAGCAATAACACGCTCGCCACGTGTCAACGGTTTGGCGCTCTTAGGTTTGACCATTTTGCATAATCCTCGCGCGCGTTACGCGCAGGCGCGTGGACAGGTTTACTCCGGCCTCGCTAACAGGTCGTCATCCAGCGGGTTGCCGTCCTCAATGTTTTTTGCTGCTGCACGGCGCTTACCCACATCTCTTGCCTCTCCCGCTTGCGCACGCGCGTGTAGAGACAGGGAGCGGCGAAAAGAAAGGATTGAACTTGCGTGCATCTGCACAATTGATTTGCGTGGGTTGGCTACTGGTGTTCCCTTTTCGGAATATGCCAGGCCACCCTCGGTTCGCAGTAACCCCTGCTCACGTGTGAGGTCTGCCATTGTGCGTGCAAGTAGTGCCGCTAGTTCCAATTGGTGCGCCGACCATTCAGACCGCGCATATTCTGCAATGACATTCTCGAAAAATGGAATGTCCTCGGCGTCTAACGGCACGTTTTCTGGATATTTCAGATCATGCGTTGCCTTGCCCATAACGCGCACAGATTCAGCGGCGCTATCTATACGCGCCTTGCGCTTTGTCATGGTTCGTCCTCATTGAAAAAACTGTATTAGCGCTAAACGTCACTTCCCCCGCCGTTCCGCGCCGCGAGAGGTCGGAGACTTTCGACCCGCCCCTAGGTACCTAGATAGGATACCCATCAACCCCGAACCGAATGACCGTCTGGCCTCGTTCTTCACGCTGCTTGTCGCTGTCGTGGCACTTCTTACAAAGAGGTTGCAAGTTGGCCTCATCCCAGAACAAAGTCTCATCTCCCTTATGAGGAGTAATGTGATCCACAACAGTTGCTGGCTCTACTTCGCCCAATCGCTGGCAGTATAGACAAAGCGGGGAATGCGTCAGGACGTGCTCACGCAGCCGTTGCCAGCGGGCGAGCTTATAGAGCTTGCTCCATGTTTGCTTTTTCTTCATGAGATTAGGGATAACATATTTTGATTTTCGCACGATTAGGGATGAATTAGCGATGCACGAATTGTCCATTCTAGCAATGCTGGGGAGGCATGCGGATATCTTAGACGGCCTTAAAAAGGCTGGAGCAACGCGAAGCTATAACAACCCCACAGGGGACTATGCTGAGTATCTATTTTCTAAGGCATTTGGCTGGGATTTAGAGACGAACTCTAAGGCTGGCTATGACGCAATAGATGATCAGAAACATCGCTACCAAATTAAATCCAGACGAATGGTAACAGGTAAGGCCAGTGAGCGCCGACTAGGAACTATGCGTGATACAAATACAATGAACTTCGACAGCCTGGCTGCAGTTCTATTTAAGCGTGACTTCACAGTCGATAGTGCAATCATAATACCTTATGATATTACCATGCGTCTAAAGTCTGAACAATCCCATGTAAATGGCTCATTCGTCATTTTAAGAGGATCGGCATGGCTAGAGCAAGGCGTCAGAGATGTTACCGCTGAGTTAAGAGAAGCCGAAAACCAATTTAAATAAAAAAGCATCAGCGGCAGCCTCAACCATTTCTGGGAAGCTGCCGCACGGTTACTGTTCGCGGAGGAGACACGCGCACAGTAATGGGGATACAAAGACGCGCGAGGTGTGCACTGCCTATGTCATCGCGGGTTAACGGATGCGGTCGTCTTTGTATGTGGTTTGGCATCAGCCAATAGTTACCCCGCACTCAGAGACTGCACTGAAATGCAGCATGGCGCAGGGTCCGTCGCTTTGCGCACGGAATAGTGCGGGGTAAACTGCACAGCAACGTACCCCTTCACTATTACAGGTTACGAGATTGCAGAAAGGGACGATTAAGCTGCAAATATTTTCATAAATTCAGCAAGATTATCATTGGCGGCGCGTAATAGCCGCTTCCCTCGCCTTTCTTCGGTTTTACTGGCCCCGCCACGCGCTCCGAAGATATCTGCCATCTTCCCTGCTTTGGCAGCGCTATCCAATACCGCAACATCACGTTCAGACAAGCTGGCCACTGTTTCAGCCCACATATCCCGATTAACAAGCGCGGTTGAAATATCTTCCCATCCTTGCGCACCATTGCCAGCACATGTCGTCTTACGCATCCCTAGAAAGCTATCTGCAGCGCGACGTGAACCACACGGCAATCCATCTGGGCATTTCGTAATCGCAACCTTTGACATATCAGTGTTGGCGTAGGCTTGCGCTAAAATGGACTTGGCTTCCTCAGCCGAAATATTCCGGCCTTTAGTTTTGTTTCGTTTGCCAGACACATACCTCTGTGGGGCGGTCTTTAGCATGTCTGCGAAATAAGCATTGCTCAGTGTGGCCTCTTGGGGATTGTCACCATTGCCGGATGGGGCATCGGCCTTTTCCTTTGCCCCAAGCAGCGCTCCCGTTGGCATACGTATGTCGGCAAGGATAACATCGCCATCAATGCCCATGACATATCCCTTTTCGGTTTGCGTACCGTCACTGAATTGCATCGTGCCGATACGGATAATCTGACCTTTTTCATTCCTCTCAATGTCGTTAGTTTCAACATTGCGCATAATCGCCTCAATGGAAGGCGTTATTTCCAGTCGTCGTTCTGTGGCCAATCCTTCATAGTCTTCCACGTTCAATGAAGGGGTTGGCGCAACTTGCCAATTGGACTGTATCGTAACAGGCTCATCCAGTTCAGGGCGGCGCATCCAGGCCAGCAAAGGCGCCAACTGGTCAGCCATCTTGCTGTGACGTGTGGCGTTATCGTTATCTGCAATATATTTGGTCATGGCTCTCTCCTTAGTTCGCCGGTGGTGTCGGCTGCTCTTCTGTAGCTACAAAGTTGTTATTTGCTGCAATCCAGCCCAAAACAAGAGCTACGGCTTGGTCTGCTGCGTCTTGTTCTGTTGTGGCTGATACAACCTCAACGATATGGCCTAGTTTAGCCAAGGCCGTATGCCTGTCGCGTTGCGCTGGTGATAGCCTGCCTTTTTTGCCTACCTTATTCTCAATCGACGCTAGGCGGCCTCCTATGAGGTAAATCCGCAAATCTGGTTCCCCCGGCGTCATTCCAGTTGCGATAGCCTGTGCCTGTGCTTTAGGTCCGCGCTTTGCGCTATTCATATCTCCGGCCAGCAAAAACTGCTTGCCGTACTCCGGCATGGAGCGAAGGCGGCGCACTTGTGCCGCTTGCAATTCCCATTCCAGAGGCAAAGCGAGTGCTGTTGTGACCTTACCGGCCTTGGTGGTGATTTTAGTTCTCGCGCCGTTGATGCGGACTATTTGGGTGGTTTTGGTGAGTGCGCGCGTTGGTCTCGCTGCTCTTGCCATCCTCATCTCTCCTCTTGTTTGTGTGCCGGTGGTGAGCGGCGACAAAAAGTAAGTATGAATCTGACTGCCAAAAGTGAAGCGGAAAACAATAATTATTTTTTGGTTGTGTTTGACGCCTACACTCACATCCCATTCGTTTTGGAGTACGGCATTAATAACCCTCTTAATGTGGCAACATCTAGTGGGTTAAGTTTATTCTGTGCCTTCACGTGGGAGTACCTGTGGCAGCTTGGGCACAATATCACTAAGTCATCTAGGCGTGTTTCGCGTATACCCAAAGATAGTGGATACAAGTGATGAGCATCAAACATGCCGGCTGCTTCATCGGAGTATCCACATGCCTCGCAGACGATCATTCCAGCGTTTAAGGAGCGGTTCCTTTTCTTTGCTTCGCTCATCAACCGTCTGTCCCGTTCTACCTTTTGAGATTCAATCAATATTCGCTTTCCTTCAACAGACATATAATCAACATATGGATATTTAGATCCAATAAGCACTACCTTTTTAGGGTCTCGAAAACCCGGAGGACACTTAACGTCTATGCGCCTTTCAATTGGCCAATCAGCCAGTCTCTCCCAGAGATTACTTACAAGATCATCCAATCGTCGCACTGAATCAAAAGCATTCGTTAGTATTTTACGATTTGGAAAACCTAAATCCTCAACCAGGCGCGGCTCCCCGATGATAGTGTAAACTTCAGATAACATCACTGAAACTGGCCATTGCTCCAAACGTTCACGTAAGAGTGGATCAACGACCATAGCCTTAGTGTCGCCATACACACCAGTTGATCTAACCAGCTCCACAACGCGTCCCTTCAGTTCATCAGGCACGCTACTCCCGCCTCCAATCGTCACAAAGAATGGCATTACCAGTGACTTTTCAGCTGTAATTCTTGCTTGTGAATAATATAACTTATGTTCAGTTTTGGTTGCTCCCCCAGTACCAAAACACATAATTGGCTCTGTGGATCTTCCCCATACAGCTTTAACCCCCATCAACAAATTAGGTACCGAAACCACATCTCTAAAAGTTAGCACGCCTATCCACCTCTTAGCCTACAACCAATCAGGTTGTATTTTTTCAAAGGTCATTTTTTATAAATCTGCGTACTTCTCTAACTGCGAGAACTACGCACTGCGCACTTCACTGCGTAAGTACCTATATAGGTATACTTACGCAGGTAAAATGATGTGCGTTGCGCAAGTCTTTTAGTCTTTTTTTGAGACTTACGCACTATGACTTACGCGTTACCCTAGGTTGTATTTCGAGATGCAGAGGGTTGTGGTAAATCCTCTCATTGACTGGTTCTTAGATGCCTTATTGTGGACTTAGTTGCTTTCAGCTTGCATAGGGCGCATGGTGATGATCACGACAGTATTTGAAACGGGCGCTGTTGTTCAGGTTTTAAAAAGCCTAGCCCGCAACGAAGGAGGGCGTCATGTCTTCCACCCACTTGAATTCCAGAAATATTACTATGATTTCTCGCCTTCTTAGAGAGACCTACGAACCCGGCGAAACGCAAGATTTGCGAACGCTTGCAGCGCGATATATTACGCGCCGTTTTCAGGAAGGCACCATTGATGAAGATCGCCTTCGAATTGCGTTGAAGCAATTCATCAATAAGCATCGAGACATGGCAAAGGCTGTTGATCGTTGGGATGATGAAGGCGGTGCAGTGAAAGGTAAAAATAATGGCTCTTTCGTTTCCAAACCCTAGCAGAAGCTTTGATAGTTCGGAAATAGGCGTGCGCTTCGTCGGCTACGATGGAATGACATCGGTTCCGTTCCTAATTGATAAAACCGCATTAGAGAAAAACGGGTCCATCGCCGCGACGGAAACATCACTCCTCGCTGCCTTCGACGCGTCTCGGAAACTTATCTACGACGTTGCCCGTGAAGTTTATTCTAATGCGCGTCAAACCTCCTATCGAATTTCGGTCAAGGATATGGTGTAAGTAGCACAAAAAAAGGCGGAGCATTTGCCCCGCCTTTATCGTTTTACGCCGCCCGAACAAACGACATCATGCGCCGCTGAACGGGGTCGCGTTCTTCTGTTTTGATCAGGAAGCCTTCAGCAAAAAGCGCTTTGGTTATCATCCCGACACGCTTTTTCTGAACTTCATCATCCATATCGTTTCCAAGCGCGTAAGCCACCGCAAGCCCTACCCATTCTTTGGACTGCGGAGCTGGCTTGTAAGTTCCACCATTCACCACGCCGCGGATTGCCTCGCGCTGGTCAGATGTCAGCCCATCAGCAACCTCCTCCGCAGATGGCCACTTCCATTCTGTGACGACCGGCGCGTGGTCTTGTGGTTTTGCTAATCCCTGCCCATTCCCTAAAGGAACGGATTCAATCTTACGCCAGTCCAAGCGGTGAGACAGGGGCGTCAGGTTTGACTTTCCATAGGTCACGGAGAAATGCCCGAAGCGGTCATTATTGGTAAGGTCGGCCTCAGATGCTTGTTTTTCCGTCATACGGTTGAGCACCCGCACGGAACGTGCCGCACCAATCAGAGACACGGCACCTCGCGCATCTTCAACCGTTGCTTCACGCCCGTCTTGTTGCTTACGCAAGTGATGTACAATGTCGATCGAGCAATTGGTGTAATCCGCGATTTGCGCCCAAAGCTTAGCAACCTTGTCGATAGCACCATTGTCGTTCTCATTGACCTGATGTGTTGATACAAACGGATCAACAATCATCACGTCAATTTGGTTCGCTAAAATGGTTTCAGCCACAGCCTCAACAATAGGCTCTTGGATTTTGACGCCTTTCTTATCGTCGATCGCAACAACAAGTTCTTGCTCGCGACCACTATCCAAAAACAGATGACCTTCAATATCTTCCGGTTTGAGGCCAAAATGAATACAGGCTGCCATGATACGACGCTCAAGCTCATCACGCGGATCCTCCACGTTGAACAGCCAGACCTTCAAGCGATTTTCAGGCTTTGTGCCGTTTAAGGCTTTGCCAGACGCCATTGCCAGCGCCTCGACAATGCTGTTCGCGGTTTTACCAAGCCCACCAGGTGCAACAGTTACCGACACGTATTTACGGATGAAGTGCTTGCCGAAAGCGAATTCACGACGCGGCAGCGTGGCAGGGTCTTTCCACTGAAAAGGCGTGGCTGCGAGGATTGGTGTGTCTTGGTCTTCAGGTTGTGGTTCGTCGCTATGTTGCTCTTCTTGTTGCGGCTCCACCTTTGCCCGCGCATTGTCGAGCATACGGTTGATGTCCACCAGCTTGGTATTGTCATTGACCGCTTCCGGCATTTGGCGCGGATGTGATTTACCTGCCCGCAGACCATTATCAATGGTTTTGCAGCAGCGCGGGAAATCCCTGCCCCAGCCTCGCGCAACATCCTGCAGCAAAGCACGAGCCTCGGATTCTGAAAGAGCACCAGCGCCAACGAAAGTACCAAGCCGGAAAGATGCGTCATTCAGGCGGTTGTTGCGGTTGCCCATTGGCTCCGTAGCCAGGTCGTCAAGCTCGGCTTGTACAGCACGCTCCACATAACGGTCGCTGATTTTACCGGCAGTTGATGGCGCCTGATAAACAGTCGTACTGTCATAGGATTGTGGCAGTACGAGCTGCAACAGCCAGTCCGGAGCCTCCACCGGCTCCATATCCACCAGCCAGCTATAAGGCTTGCCAAGTGCCGGAACACTGCCCGCAGCAATGACATAACCGCCGTCGCCGCGAACGTCGATACCAGCACCCAAAGCGCCACGGTTACGGACCCCAGCCTGATGCTTGAAGAAATAGTGGCGGCCACCGCTCGTGGTTTCTGCCGTGAGCGTTGCTGGTAAATCGCCGTGGATAGCTTCAAGCGCGGCCAACGTGTCTGGGCCGCCATGCTTCGGGTCGATGTCCAGAACCCAGCAACCGATAGGCGCACCGGTCGGCACTCCCACCATAGCGGATGGATTGCGGCGCCAAAGCTCACGCACGATGCGCTCTGACAGAGTTGCACCGCGAAAGCCATTACTGGTCAGCGGTGTTTTGGTAGCAAGGATTTCAACTTCGCCGGTTTGCGGGTCGATAAATTCCTCATCTTGGTGACGGCATGGAAATACTGGCCATTGGCGTGATGTGTAACCAAGTGCAACGTCGAGCATTGGGTCGATTTCATTAACTATTGTGCTAGGTTGGTTCATGTTGATTCCTCTCAGAAGGTGGGCATGATGGATGGGAATAAAGTCACAGTAGCAGCAGCAGTTATTGCTGCATTTGGCACAATAATTACTGCTATTGGCGCAGGGACTTCAGCATATTACAGTGCAGGAATTTCAGCGAACGCACAGCGCTTAGTGGCGGAAACTGAGGCATCGTCAAAAATTCAAATAGCCAAAATTGAAAAACAGAACTCAGACCGCCAGTCCGATATTGAGATGGTTAAACTTGCTTTGAATATCCTGGGCGGTGAAATTAGCGACAAAACCCAGGAAAGCCGCCAATTTGCAGTTGAGCTGCTTAAGAAATACTCTGGGGTACCGCTTAGTTCTTCAGTGGGCGAGAAATGGGCCACGTCAGGAAGCGTCAAGTTTGCGGACGAAATAGCTGGATTGTCATCATCCATTGATGCTGCCATCGCTGCTCAACAGGTCATAAACGCACTAAAAAACTTTCCTGAATCTCGAGACGCTCCACGCTAAAACGGCGCCTCCCCCTCAATCAACAACTTCCGCAACCGCTTGCCTGAGCCTTCCCATGCGGCTTTGACCAACATACGGGCTTCAAGCTCATCCATTTCGGCAAGGTCGGTTTTGCCAATAGTGTGTAAATACTCCCCGACAGCATCAACGCCGCCGTCGAGGGCTTTTAGTTCATAAGGATCTAGCCGTTTTGCTCGCGTGATATGTTCCGCAATGTCAGCACATTCCTTGCACAGCCAGAGCGGGGCATTAGGACGGCCAATGCCAAGGCCGACAGCATGACGCTGGCAGCAATGGCAGGTTAATGGTTGATCAGTCATGCGGCCACCTTTGGAAGGTTGTCGTTGGCTGGTACGATAATTGTTAAAACCGTTGTATTGATGTTCGTGCCACTTTCACGGAAAGAACCAACTGGCAAGTTGCGCCAACGTCCATCTAACAGCCCATGGTCATAACGCGCTGTGATTGGAAGGATGGCAGTAAGTTTACCTCCTGGCTTCAAAAACTTAAGTGCGTGCTTGACGTGTTTTGCATAATGTTTCCCGTAAAACGGTGGGTTCATAACAACGCGGTCAAAATCACCAGTTGGGACGGTTTCAAGGAAATTTGCAGTCAGTACATGGTGGCCTTTTGCTCGACATTCATGTGCTCGCCCTGAATCAACCTCAAAGCCAATGACGTTAGCTCCGGCAGATCGCAACGCATCCATAAAACGACCGCAGCCACATGACGGTTCAAGAACGCGCTTGCCCTTAATGTCGTATAAATCAGACACAATACGCTCAACTACCTTTTTCGGCGTTGGATAATATTGCAGGTCTTTTGCTACGGCTGTGCTCTGTTGCTTCTGGCTTGGCCTTTCTTCCGTCGTATCGGCTAGAACATCACCGTAATATTCAGCAAGAGCGCGATTGATGTCAGCAAGGGATTGCTCATCAAACATCACATGAGCGTTCCCGTTTTTGAATTTTTTGACGACTATGCCACGACCATCAATGCCGACTTGCCCAGCTATATGGCCTTTAGTGTAACTGTGAAAGCCATCAACGCCACGCAGATCATCAGGTTCAATGAGCGGCTTTCCCTGATATGTTGCCAAGGCATTCATCAGGTTGATTAGCTTGTTACGTCCCCATGAATCATACCCTCCAACATTTTCCAGAATAACGCGCTTTGGTAGCCCCTGAACACCGACTTTCACCTTGTCATGGCTTTTATAGGCTGGATCTAATTCGCAAAACACCTCAGCCAACCCGCGCAGAATGTTGCCGCGCGGATCTAAAAGATAATCCCCAAAGGTTGCGCGCAGATTGTCCATAGTGAACTCTGGCGGTGACGCCATTTCTTGAGCGAAAATCTTTTTGTCTTTTGCCGAGGCAAGATAAGAGATTTGAAGCTTGTCATAAACAAAGAACCACGCTGATTTCAGCAGATGGCGCTCCAATGTGTGTGAGCTGACACGACCCGTATCAATGTTTTCTTGCCCAAACTGACCTTCAATTGAGACAGACATACGCAATGCGGTTCCGGCCTTATTAAATAGCTCAAGTTCATCAGAAATAGCTGCGCGTTTATGTTCGTATTCAGCCACAACATCAGAAAGGCGGCGGCCTAAAGATAGTTCATTCATGCTGCTGCCCTTTCCTGTTTGCCAAACTTCCCCGTCTCATTCCCCCAATTCGACCAGCCCGGCCACGTCTGACGTGCAAACAGTTCGAGATATGGGCCATCGACCAGCGCCTCAATCCGCTCATAGACTTCATCAGGCTTGCGGGAGTGCTCGCGTCTCGGCGCCTTGATAAGCTGGCGCACACCTTTGCTTTTGCGCTTCGGACGACCGCGTTTGAAAAGGTGACAGATTTCAGTTTCTTGCCGAGTCCAATAGCCCATGCCCATCCGGCCTTTATCCCATACGAAGGCCAGTGAGACAGGCTGGAATCCCCATGCAGCCGCAACGTCAAACGCCGCAGCTTGCAAGTGCGAAACAGTCCACATGAACAGCAAGCAGTCTTTGGCGGCTACCTGTTGGACTGGCAGCGCCTTGATGTCATCCAAAGACATCACGCTGTAAGGCTGCTTGCCTCGCGCTGGAGCAACATTGTCATTGGCATAGGTTCTAAATGACCACGGCGGGTCCGCGTAGATCGCGCCGTACAGACCTGACGGTAGGTCGTGATGATGGTCGTTAGTAAGGGTGGCAGCGTGCTGCATTTAATTCTCCTCTTGTGTAACGGGTGGTGGCCGTTGTGTGGTGTTGAAGAAGTGTTGTTGATTAAGTTCTAGTTCTTTGGCATTGCTTGCTTAATTGTACTCGGGAGCGGTTATGAGTGAGTTGTGGGATAAGTGGAAATACCGTTTGGTATTGACGATATGTGTTTGGGTGCTGTTGGCTTTTGTTTTTCTGATGATTTCTATTGATCATCCATTATTCAGCACGGAAACTACTAGAAAAATTTACAAAACAGTCAGTGATATTATTCTCCTCAAGTGGGTTACAAAATATCAGACTCTTTTGGCGGGTTTAGCAGCTTTGGCAGGCGGATTGGGAGTAATTTTAGCTACTAAAATGCAGGCGGACACTCAGTCAAATCGTGTCACTGAAGAACATATATTAGAAATGCGTTCATCTTCAGCAATTTTAGCCTCGATTTTTGAAAGAGAGGCTAAATCTCTTATGACGAATAATTTCGATCCACAGGCCAATGAAATGGAGAACTTGGATCATCTAATTGTGCAAATCTCAAAACTTAACCCATCATTTGCTATTCTGATTTCAGCTTTTGCTGACGATGTACGAATTTCACGGCGCGTTGCTAAACATTACTACAAACCCAAAGACGTTTTATGGAAGTTGAAATGTTTCGCTGATGAGGGCTATAGAACCGGCCTCATAACGGCAGGAGCATTAAGAATTTATCTAGCTGGCGTTGCAAAAGACGGAAGTCTAATTTCTACAGTTGGCACATATAAAGCTTCTAGACGTGAAATCGATGGCCTCCTTAATGCAATGCGATTTAGAAAGGATGAATTGAAGGGATTAAGTATTCTATTTGAAGATGCATAATATTACTAATCTTCCGGCTGCCGAGCCAGTACCCGCTCCCAAATCTTAGTCAAAGCCGCCTCGTCAGCCCGCATGAGAAACTCAAACGGGCTATTTAGAAACGCCTGTTGCTGTGCAGCAGGCAAATCCGGCTCCATACTGTAGACAATTCGCACAGCATTCAGGAAGGCATGGCGGGATAAACCCGCCTGCTCTGTTGCTTGCATCACGCTACCCGCACAGTAAGAGTTTCGCCCACCTCACCCATGCGTGCACCTGCAACTTCACCATGAGCCAACGCCGCCTTAATCGCGGTTTTATCGGGCGTTCTGGTCAGTTTAACAACAGTGTCCGGCAGTGCATCCTCGTCATAAATCTCAACGGTCGCAGCTTTTCTACTGATGGATAGTGTTGCCTCAGGCAGGCTAACTTTAGGCAAGTTCCCAGCCTTCATTAACCGGAAGGCCAATCCGCGCATTGCATCTTTGCGGCGCTCACTACGCTGCTTGCGTGCTTGCAACTCTTTAATGCGCTCACCGATAGCAGCCGCCATGCTGTTAGCATCGCGCTCAATGGCTACTATTTTGCCAAGCACACGGTGAGCATCGGTTTCTCCTTCAATTGTATCAGCCCGCAGATCTTCATCATCTGCTAGTTCTGGATATGCAGCCAATAGGTCGGCAAACTCGCGCTCCAGTAAAATTACGTCATATGCAATGTAATTCGTGTTCATGTGTATCTCCTAGTTTTGTGGTGGTGTGGTGTATTAAGAAAGTTTACATGCCTCCATGATAGCGACAGCCGCAGCTGGTGCGCCATCAATATTTAGAACCATGTTGTCACCTTCAGTATTAATTCCCTCTCCCTTAATAATAAATTCTACTGCTATGCCTCGAGACATGGCGTATGTGAAAAATTCGGTTTGCTTAGTTTTTAATGCTGATTGAAAACCTACTAATCCACTAGGAAGAAGCTTAGGCTCCATAAAGAACATAACCTCTTTTTTCTTTTGTAAGTACGTATACCAAAACGTGATTAGAGAGGTGTCGTAACCATCCAGATCCTCATCGATGATGCGAGATTCAACAGTCAAAACCGGCGCGCCATCAGTACACTGTAGGTAAACCGCTGTAGCTCTACCCTTTGCATCTAGGGCAGTACCTATAACTAACAGCTTATCAGCACTATCTTTTATTGCGTACCAGTCAGCATGGCTTGAGTAACTGAACAGACAAATGCCCACCAAAAGTAGTGATTTCAGATATTTCATATAATCCCCCTACTCTGTATGTACCGACATATAACTAAAACGGAATCTCGTCGTCCAGCTCATGTATCCAATCCGGCACATTATCGTTTGCCGGTTCTGACTCGTTACTATTGGCAACTACCAACCCGGCCTTGTGACTGGTGACATTCCAGTACTTGCCGTTTGGCACGACACTGATTTCTGCCGTATCGTTCAGTTCGTTCTGGCGTTCCAGCCATTCCATAACCGTTTTCGGGAATGGTCGCTGGCCTCCGTGTTGCGTCCACCAACGATGCGCCTTGGACTGAGCAAAGCCGCTATGCTGCGGGCATAGCCATTCATTGATTGGCGTGAGGCCGGTCATATACGTGACTTTCACGCTCGGCGGCTTGTCGCCCTTGCCTTCGTGGAACGCGAATGACCTTTTATTGACGTCGCGCCATTCGGCTTCGGCAACAGACACAATCGGCGCATCCGCCGCTGTTCGTGTTAGCTTTTCCTCCTCATTAGGTGGGAAGTCATATCCGCAACACGGACATTTCATCAGGCTGATATGCACCTTCTCGCCGCATCCGCCGGAATCCTGCGGGCATATCTTGATAGGCGCCTCTCCATCACCTTTCCCCGGCATTTTAGGCTGCACCATATCGACCGGCCCGTGCTTATTGACCAATTTAGCAAAATCCAAAACCAGACAATTAGGCTTCGGTCCTGCCTTAATCGCTGCAATCCGCTGCTCTGATGTGTCTAAAGGCATATTCGCAGCATACAAAGGTCGGGTGCCGCGGCCAGCCATTTGCAGGTACAAGCTCAATGAAAGCGTGGGACGCATGAATGCAATCAGATCCACGCCTTTATGATTGAAGCCGGTGGTCAGTACCGAGTTGTTCGTAACGCACCGCAGCTTGTAGCTTTTGAAGTCCTCCAAGATACGGCGGCGTTCTTCCTTCGGCGTATCCCCAGTGACAGTCTCACACGATATGCCATGGCGACGAAACTCATCACGCACGTCAAGCGCACTCTGCACGCCGGCGCAAAAGCATAACCAAGAGCGCCTGTCTGCGCCTTTGGCAACAATCTCGCGCACGACCTCATCATTCAGATCTGGCTGGTTGATTGCCGCTTCTAGTGCGTTCTGCTTATAATCACCGCCTAACTTGCCAACGCCCTTCACGTCATATTCCGTAGCGGTAGGCTTACTGGTTAGTGGCGCAAGAAAACCATCACGGATTCCATCACCCACGCCATAGGTATAAACGACACGGTCAAACAGGCGGTCTTCGCCTTCGTCAATACGCCCGCTATCCAGGCGATATGGTGTTGCCGTCAGGCCAAGCACTTTAAGGTCTGGATTAACCTCCCTCAGAGCGTCGATAAACTTTCGGTACATCGTGTTGCTATTGACTGGCACCGTATGGCACTCGTCAATCATAAGCACGTCGATATGACCGATGCGCTCAACCTTGTTATGTACTGTCTGAATACCGGCAAAGATAATTTGGCTATGAGCATCACGGCGTCCAAGTCCGGCGGAATAGATACCAGCAGGAGCAAACGGCCAGACGCCAAGCAGCTCGAGGTAGTTCTGTTCAATTAATTCAGCGACATGCGTGGCCACCATAATACGCATATCAGGCCAGTTGACTGCCAGACGCTTGATAAGGTTGGCCATAACGTACGATTTGCCCGTACCGGTCGCGAGGTCAACTAGCGGATTTCCCGCTTCTTGCTGCCAGTAATCAAAGACGGCGTTTTCAGCTTCGTCTTGGTAATATCTCGCCGGCACGTCTCACCCTACCTGTTTTAATAACTTCGCTCGCGCTTCACTTTCGATTTGTCGAACTCTTTCGCGTGAAACACCTAGATCATTGCTGACCTCTTCCAACGTCTCACCCATCGCTCGACGGGTGAGCACTTCACCGCTCCTACCAGTTAGACGCGCCAATGTGCGCGACAGTTCAGTGTAATCCTCTTGGATTGGCTGAGTTGTGGTCTCGCCTTTTGGTGGCACAGGGCAGCGTCTCTGCGATTGCGCCATAGAGCGCATATTGAGCTGTAACCAGTTCCAGAAACCGCTTTTAGGTTGAGTAGGATCGCCACGGAAATTTGTGTGACGCGACAACGCAAAAACGTTCAAATCTTGTAGCAAGGATTCAGGATCTTCTGGCCTTAGACGGCTGGCAAGTCGGGCAAGGCCTGGCTGGTACTTCAGTAAAGCAGCGTCAAAGCTGGATGGACGGGTGTTGTCGTTGGCCGCTTCAAGCTGCATGGTGAGCCGCCTTTTTGGTTCCGCGCCTGCCGGTGAAGAATGCTAATGCGTGAACTCGTCGTGTGGCCAAAGCTGCAGTCCGGCATAAACGGCGACCTTCGCAAGCGCGTTTATATTGCGCCCATTCCTCATCGCTCATTGAGGCGGGGATTGATCTTTCGCCGCGCATGAATTGGCCAAGGCGGTTTGTAAACGTGGCGTACCGTTGTTCGTGATTATCGTTGGCGACTTGCATGTGTGGTATCTCCTCAGTATTGGTGGTGTGGTTTTTGTGGTGGGGGTTGGACGTGGAAAATAAAGAAAAACAAAAAGAAGATTGGACTAGCTTAAGTCTAACAATTGCAGTGATTGTCTTTGTGACGGTAGGTTACTTAACGTTCTTAGCGTTTCTATCAACTAAGCCTGAAAACGAGGCCTTAGTTGATTGGTTCTTGAAGTTTATGGACAAGTACGGATCCTTTTTAGCAGCCATACCTGTTATGATTGGTGTCGCCGTTGCCAAGCAGCAGCTAGATGCTAATCGTCGGCAGCATGTGGCGACGATTAAGAGGTCATTTCGACATGAACTCCAAACGCTGAAAAAATTACATTCACTTTCCAACTCGATCGTTAACTATAAAGAATCTCGCGCGTACTCCTATATGTCTTATGGCAAAACAGACGCCTTCCCTTGCCTTCAACCCACCATTTACTATGTAGGAATGTGGCCCAATTCTTTGCCTTACTCTTTACAAACTCTCGTGGAGAGAACAGTGGCCGCTTGCGATCACGCGCACGCAGCATCCAAAGATCCAGAGTGCTCTGTGCTTACAGTGCAAGCTAACATCAAAAGGGCAATTTGGTTTGCAAACTTACTAGAGAAAGAAGTGCAGCATGAAATGGATGACATCTCCCAATACTGGTCATGAACCCCCATCCACCCAAATTTCTCCTGACTTCATCTTGTAAGTAATCGTCTCTGCCTCCTCGTCTGAATCTATCTGCTCGCCGTGTATTAAGGACGGAAGATACAAATGAGCCGGACAACCTGCCTGTTGCTCATCGTTACTAAGCGGCTTTGACCATCTGGCGCACGACCATGAACCGCCATCCTCCGGCGAACTGTAAAGGCATGTCCGGCAGTTGGAGCGCGGCCAAGAACCTTCATGACAATGGCCTTTGTGTTTGCACCAACCACATGCAAAAGCCATCTTGCTGTTCGGGTCTTCATGCAGCCGTGCTGGTGGTTCATTCGCGTTGATAATGCGTTCTGCCCGCGCCAATATGCGTAAGACATAAGGCAGGTCTAACTCGACGCGTTCAATGTAAAGCTCGTCGTTATCCTTGCAGACTGCGAGATAGATTCAGCGCTCCCGATTGCGGCGATGCATATATGTTTGGATCTGCCCATAATGCAGCGGCTTTGACTTCTGCACCCCGTCCTTTTTGAGTGCCGTGAAACTCTTGAGATTATGGGATTTTATTTCTCCCACATGCCAAGTTTTAGGCGCTTCCGGCAGTCCAAGAATTTCAGAGTCCAGATAACCCCGCACATGTCCATTGCAGGCCTCGACCATGATTTGCTTGCCGTCCGGCTCATGAGAAACAACCTCACAGCCAATCATTCGTAGATTTTCAATCCACCTGTCTTCCTCAATCACACCTGTCTCGAAAATGCGCAGCGTACGGCCTTGAATAGCTTCATGTGGCGTGACCCATCTGAAGTCATAGAACAGCTTGCGCTCGCACTCCTCGGCCAGTGTCGAGACGGAAATTGACCGTCCGTCTCGCGGGTTGTTGTTCGCCTCATAAGCCGCATAGATAGCGCGTACCGTTGATGCTTGAGGTTTGGGGAGTGGTGCCATTATCGGTTGAACTCAATGATGGCTGACACTATTAGCGTAAAGAACCCCACCATAACGAATATGCCATATGCACTTGGTTTGTCAGACACCGGCGCTAGCGCAACCCCTTGGATGCCGACACCAAGCATCAGGCCAGCCAATAAATATAAAGTGCTCATTTAATCACTCCCAACTCGCGTAAAACGCACATAACGAATGGCAGCAATGAATTGGCATCATAGATTTCCACTTCAAAGTCGCCGTCCTCGTATGCTGCAATCTCTGTCACTGGCTCTCGCCGCATGGCGTATTCAATAGCGTTGAAAATCGTTGTTTCGGTTGGTTGCGCCATCGCCATCACACCCGCATAGGCATAAGCACGACGGTCAAACCGTCATTACTGCCCGTCAGTAAGGCCGGACTGCCAGAGTCCGCCAAAGCCACGTTAACCTGCCCCGGCTCAAAGGCTCGCAAGCCATCGGCAAGGTACGCACCGTTAAAACCAATTTCGATTGGCTCTGCGCTGTAGCTGACCTCAATACTGTCGGCGGCAATGGCATTATCGTTACGCACATCAAGCGACAGCGCGTCACTGGCTGCATTCAACTTGATTGCCCGACCTTTCGCGTCAGACACAACAGAAACGCGCTCAGCGGCTTGCAATAAGGTATCGCGGTTCACGCTCATCATCTTGTCGTTATTACGAGGAATGACACGCTCGTATTGCGGGAATGTGCCGTCAATAAGCTTAGATGTAATGACCATATCCGTTGTCGTGATACGCACCTTGTTGGCAGACACAGCAAACTTGACCGTGCCTTTCGGAAGCATGCCCACTAGTTTAGAAGGCAGGATAATTCCTTCAAACTCCGGCGCCGACTTACCTTCCTGTCGTGCCAGACGGTGACCATCTGTTGCAACAGCCACAAGGTTGCCATCAACGTTATGCAGATACACACCGCAGAGATAAAAACGGGTTTCCTCGCTGGAAATAGCAAAGGCAACTGACGCTGTTATGGCTGACAAGTCCACGTCAAATTCTGTGTCGAATGTTCCAACCTGTAAGGTCGGGTAATCATCCACTGGCAGCGTCGGCAGTTTGAAGTTCGACCGGCCTGATTTGACGGTAAGATTGCCATCCTTGGCTTCAATTGTTACTTCAGTTCCTGACTTTTTAACGATATCCGTCAATAGCTTAGCTGCAACAGTTACGGCACCGTCTTGGGCATCCAACAGCGGCACGCTGGCGGACACTTCAATATCAAGGTCGGTTGCTCGGACATGTAGCTGCCCTTCATTTACGGTCAGCACAACATTGCTCAAAATCGGGATTGTGTTTCTGGCCTCAACCACTTTTGCGGCGCCCGTCAGGACGTGTAAAAGTGTGGCGCGTTCAATGCTAAAACGCATGGTATCTCCTCAAAGTAGCTGCATGTCTGTGGTGAGCCATGCGAATTAAAACACTGGATCCAAACAATTATGATTGCTGGTATTGTTTCTCCGATCGCCGTAAGTTCTTTCGAGTCAAAAACGGGGGAGTTACATGGCAGAAATTTTAGCCAAAAAAGACAATAAGGTTCAGTGCTTTGCAAACTTAAAGCTTGATAACGGTGAACGGGTAATGATTTCTGTAGCTCAAACAGGAGTGCGCATTTCTAAAATGAAATGGGCTGGCATGATCCCTGCTGCCACGCTCTGGGAAACAAAATCTCTAACCGAAGTATATGAGAAGTTTTTCAACGCCCACAAACCAACCCAAACACCTTTAGAATCAATCATCGATAAAATCACTGATTGTAGAAGCTGCGTAGAAATCATAGCCCGACTCTCCTCATAGAGTTCACTGTCGGCAAAGCTGCGCGGGCTGTTACACCCGCGCTATCGCTATTAGCGCTTGCTCCAAGGACGGCTGCCAGTAGCCGCTTGCGTCTGTGCTGGTCGATTGTCGTTTGCTGCAGCCGGACGGTTGTCATTGGCCGCAACACGAGGCTGGTTGGCGTCGACTGCCGGCGTTGGCACGTTGCCTTCATCAGGAAAGTAATATTTCTTGATTTCAGCACGTGCTGGGTACTGACCATCTTTAGAAGGCTTGCCCAAGCCGACCTTCACAGTGAACAGTTTGAAGTGCAGTTCCTCACTGTCATCAACGCCGCTCACGCCAATGGCGCGGCAAAGGCTGGCAAACTGACGCTGGCCGATCTCTTGCGCCTGAGCGTTTTTGTGCTCAAGATTGTAATAGTTGAAAAGCTTACGACCTTTGTATTCCTCCGGTCGAACAACATTCATAGTCGTTTTTAAGCCGGTGCCATTTGCGCCGACATTAATATCACTGGCCTCGATTTCCAGCTCGTAATCGCCGTTCGGCAGCTCGGAATAATCCGATTGCGTGGTATCGTGGTCTTGCGCGTTAAATCTCTGGCCTAGTTGTGCCATTGGTAACTCCTTTAGTGGTGGTGGTTATTGTGTGAGTGGCGCCGCTTTACGAATACAGGCTATATCCGTAGCATCGAGCAGCACCTTCTTATCCCCGCGCTCTACAGCGCCAAGCGCGGCCTCTTTGATTGTCATCCATGAACCAACTCGTCGGGTATGTTTTTCTTGCAGCTTATCTGCAGGAGACCACCAACAATCCGAGTTACGGCCATAGAAAGTATCCTCCGCCTCTGCGCGGGTGCTTAGATGGATACGCCGCCACCATAGAAAGCCCCGAATAGAAGGCTGCCCTTCATGCTGTTCAATGCTGGCCTCAACATCTTTGTTGTACTGGTCATCAAGACGTTCAATTTCGGCTGTCGCAATATCCGCAATTTCTTGCGCTCGTAGGAATGCTTGCGCCATCACGCCGCCTCCCGCTGTTGCACATTGTTGTCGTTGGCGACTGGCCAGAACTTGGACACTTCACTGAATCCCTGCCCTTTGCGATAAACAACCGTGTCAGGCATCGAATAGCGGTTCTTGGCATTAAAGCCCGCAGCCTCATTGAAATGCACCTGCCGCTCCTTGCCACCCTCGGCATGGGTGACTTTGGTCTGGCGTGCGACTTCCTTTTCCTTGAGGGAAATGCGGTAATTCATGAACGCTACAATGTCGGACTTTTCACGCACCAAAGCATTGGCTCGTTTATGCAATTTAGGCTGGTATCGTGAATATGGATCTGAGGTCGGACTGTCGAACCGGACGATTTCAGGGTGAGCCAGCATCACAACATACATACCGGCACGGGATAGTGCAGATACAGCTGCCATGAGGTCATTCCATTCGGTATCGGCCTCGACGTAGCCTTTGCCAAACCCTGCATCCTCAATGCTGTTAATACCAAGGCGGGCAGATGTTGCGCGCCAAATGAGTGGCTCAAGCCCGTCCAAACTGTCGATAATAACGGTCTGGCGGTCGTGCTCTTCATCAAGCAACTGGCCAATGATATTCAGCAAGTCGTCAAAGGTTTCAATAGTCCCAGGCGTTGCCATTTCAACATCTGAAGGTGGTCGCTCGCCTTCAGTGGCAAGGTAGATAGGTGCTGGAAATTCTGCAGCCAGAGAGGTTTTTCCGATGCCATCAACGCCGTATAAAAGCATGACAGGCGGGTCAAATCTCTTGGTAGACTTCAGGCTTGATAGTGAAATAGCCATTGTATCTCCTCAGTGTGTGGTGGTTAGTGGTTAAGCTGAAGCATAGGAACGGAACCGGACGGCAGCATTGTTGTCGGTAGGATGCCATTCCATTTTTCTGCTTGTGTCAGTGCTACAAGGCCGGGATTATCGCGCAAAGCCTCGCCACGAGCCTTGATAGATGCCGCCTCAGCATCACCTGTGATACGGATTGCCTCAGCATCTGCTTCAGCTTTGGCTCGTACGGCATCAGCATTTGCCTTTGCCTGTGTCACAGTGATTTCAGCCTGTACCTTCTCACGCTCGGCGTTCTGGCGCAGCTTTTGCACCTCAACTTCGGCTAGCATGCGCTGTTCAATGCTGGCCTCATAAGCATCCGAGAAATCAATATTTTCAATTTGGATTCCGTCAATAATGACAGGGCCTTTTACTGAACTCTGAATAGCATCAGCTATTTCGGCATTGAGGCGTGATCGTTCTTGGATAGCTGCAACGGCTGTAAAACGACCAAAGACGGTTTTGAGGTCTTCATAAACGCGGCGGTCAACCAGTCGAGACAGCAAGCCGTCCTCACCACCATACAGACTATAAACATCCGTAACTTGGTCTGCTGGAATTCGGTAATTGACTGACAACGCAATCACAGCAGATTGCTGGTCTTTGGAATAGGCTGGCACGTCTTTGTAAATCTGTGCGCGAGATTGAACGGAAATTTTAACAACATCCTCAATCCAAGGTGTTTTAAAACTAAGCCCCGGTTGTGCTGTGCCCACCAAGGCACCGTTGCGAAGAATTACACCGCGCTCACCTTGGTCGATGGTGTACCAGGAGCCGAATACAATTGTGATGCCGAAAATAAGCGCAAATACGCCTGCGACGAGGCCGATAATGCCCTTCATTTATTTCTCCTCAGATTTAGTTGTGGTGAAGTTTTTGACGATTTGCGATAGGCCGTAAGCGATAAGAACGCATACGACCACGCCTCCGATGAGTGCTAGAAACTGCATTACCAATGCACCAAAACAAGCACAGCGAGCAGGATGATTGAGCCGATAGCCGCAAGGTCGGCAGGTGTAAGGCCTGTGCGGGTGAGGAAGGCAGTCATTGACCAGCCTCCAACGCATCAAGTTTTGCGCGTGCTTCTGGGATTGTGAGACTGTCGCGCTTCAACATACGGCGTGCGTTCCCAGCTATGTGGAAGAAGCCGATTAAAGCACCCACCCATTGCAAGGCAGTGCTTTGCAATAAAATCCCGATGCCTATAAGCGCCAGAAACAAAGTGAACGTGCTTGCATCACGAAGCCATGACTTCGCCCATCCTTCTTTGATGATAAGGATAGTAGGAGCCACGGACTTGATCGCCGTCTCATTCCGAACTTGTTGGATAAAATCAGCCATCACGCCGCACCTCCCGTTGGTGTATCTGGCGTCAAGCGAACGCCTTTCGTAAAATCTACAGGAATGACATTCCCTATCCAGCTTTCGGGGGTATCATGACGCAGTAATGCCGGCTCTAATTCCGTGCGCGTTGGCATATCGTTGATTAGGAAAACAACTTCGTAATACGCACCATAATTGCGCTCTCCGACTACAATGCCTTTCCAGCCTGTAAGTCTGTGGCGAACTTCATCACCGGCGTCGTAATACGCCTCTGGATCGAAGCTCATGCTGCTTTCCGCTTCTGCTTGCTATAAGAAACCGGCGCACTGGATACATACCGACCATCAAGCAACACCGCGCTCTGCTTGGCTTCATATTGCTGCTCTGCTGTACGGTAAGGTTTGCGATTGGCCATATTGCGCTGACCTGTTCGCGTCATGGTCGTGGCAAAAGGATGGTGTTTGGCTCTAGCGCTGTGTCTAGCCATCATTATCTCCTCAAATGTAGTGTGGTGATTGACATACGGCTGTCTCACAGCCATATGGGCAGTGCACGGGGTAGTGCCCGTGAAGGAACCCAGAGGTTTGATATCTAGGTATCTCCTCCCTCTGGATGTACGCCCGCCTGTATCCACGTAATGTTGTGGTGACCCCAGAAATGGTTGTGGCTCTACAGGCGGTTTTATTTATAGGCACACAGAAAAGCGCCGCGCGCTACTACAGCGCACAGCGTCCCTACTTGATTTTATGGAGGCATTTTTTCTGCTGCGTTGAAATTTGGTCTCGTTGCTGAATCCGTCATGTCTATCTCCTCAGTGTGGTGGCGTGGTGCTTGGGCTTGCTATCTCTCGGGGCGCGGTAATTCCGGCTTCTCATTCATTGGGTATCTCCTTTGTATCGTCACTGCTCTTCTTGGCAGCTTCGTCTACACATTAATACGTTTAACTACTCACTGTCAACCACTAAACGTATCAAAACGTATTTTACAAAAGAATTTGTATCCATTAAACTTATAATTATGGATTATTCAGATTTTGTGCAGTCATTGGTCAATGTATTAGGTGGACAACACCAGGCCGCCGAAGCAATTGGTGTATCGCAGGCAACGGTAAATCGCTGGCTGCATGGCGAAGGTATTCGCGGAAAGAATCTTGAGAAGCTAATTACAGCTTTACGTACACACAGCTTGCCTCTTATAGAACCACAGCCAATAATACGTCAGCCAATTCGACCAGATGCATTCACTCCAGAAATCATTCAAGGCTCAACCTTAGTCAGCCCTCATCGAGATCTGCCAGTATACGCAGCGGCTATGGGCGGAGACGGACACCAAGTTATTACGTTCGATGCTATTGATTGGGTAAAGCGTCCGTCCATTCTTGATAATGTTAAGGGTGGATATGCCGTTTATATAGTTGGAGAATCAATGATTCCGGCGTTTCGCCCCGGCGATATGGCATTGATAAATCCACATTTACCGCCTCAACGCGATACAGATGTTGTACTATTCCACGTGCCGCCGCATGACGAAGCAGAATGCATCGTAAAACGTTTAGTCGGATTTAATGACCGTGATTGGAAGTTAGAGCAATACAATCCATATAAAGAATTTCCAGAACCACGCGCATCTTGGCCTATCTGCCATCGTGTGGTTGGCAAATATTCCAGCCGCTAATTCAGCCTATAAGGCTTTCAATTATATAGTCTGGCAGCTCCCCAAAGACTGCCAGCACTTCAACACCGGCAACGTCCCCACTGATGTTAATCACGGAACACACAGCAACAGCACCAGCTGTCGCTGTTGCGTACTTTTGCGCCGCTCTTATCGCGGATTCTGCATCGCATGCAGGCCGAGGAATATCTGGCCTGACGCCACCCTTCACAGGGCTATAACTCTGAACGCTGTAAATGAGACTCAATGCACTCTCCTGTTATTCACGTTTAGTAAACCACAAAACAAGATCAAAACAAGAACATTGTTCAAACTAATACGAAATTTTCATAAAACGTATTTTATTTAATACGATATGTTGACACGTTAAACGTATAAATGTATTCATATCCTCACCACAACACGAAGACGGCAACTATCAGCCAGATCTGTTTATCCACGATGAGGAGATACAACAATGACAAACGACGTTAACGAGAGAAGAAGACCAGCCAGCAACACTCGTAAAGGAGAGGTAATTGGCGGCGGGTGCTTTGTGTTCCGCCGCTGCAGAAGAACAGGGCGCGTCACTAACAACGGCTTCCCTTTTGAGCATCCAGATTATGCGAGCGCAGTGCGCGAAGCCGCACGCCTCGCTAAAAAGACCGGTGACACGTTCGAAGTGTTTCAGACGACTGGCACGACTGCCGGCACTATGTTTAGTGAGGGGGCTGCAGCATGAACCGCGCACTTCACAAAACGGCTATTTTGGCTGAAGTCGAAATCGACACCCAGACTGAAGTATACATTCCATCATCACCAGCAGGCAGTGTTGAACCAATGCGCCGACCTGATCATAAAGCGAAAAAACATAGCCGTCCTTCGGTTGTGCGCTGTGTTTGGCCTGCATTAGTAGTTGCACTCGGCGTAACAAGTGCTGAAGCAGCAGTATTACGGCCAGCCTCCCCCATAGCGATACAAGAAGCCGCACAGGCACTGGTATTAGAACAGGTCTGCGGTTTTGAGATTGAACAAATTGCGATGACAATCGATGATGCGCTTAAGGTTGACGCGCTTGTCGGACTGCTCATGGTCGAAATCGACGGCGAAGAAAACGACTTTTGCGGCGTGATGACTTCGAATGAGAGAAGAAGATAGCGTCCGGCTACTGACCCGCTGAGATAGTTTGGCGGGTTTACTGCATTCACCACCCCACCACAAGGAGATATCCATGACCGCTAGACAGCGATTGCGGACCTGTGCCCAGAATTTACGTTCAGTAATCCGAGAAACCACACCAAGCGACTATCCTGTAGTTTCCTTAACAGAAGCACTCGCCACAGGTACTCGCAGCGATACGCTTTACGCTGCTGCCAACTATCATGTGCGTCAGAACAACTGGCCGATTGCAAAGCGACTTCGTGCAGTCGCAGCATCAGTTGTGCGCAAAGTGGAAAAGGACGGCTTACTATGAGTTATGCCGCTTTTGCTTTGGCGCTGCCGTTAATTATTGCAGCCAGCCTAATTGTGTATGTGGCTTTGTCCGGTCGGTCATCCAATGATTTTCACGGCGAGTTTGGGGAGGGTTTGTGATGACACATATACCGGATGCGGCTATTCACGCGGCTTTATTGTCAATGGCACAAGATAATATTGGCGCGGATGTGCAAGGGCTGCTTATGCATGGTTTTGACAAGCTGAACGCAAAGCCAAATGCATTACGCAACGCTCTCGCTGCCGCCCTTCCTCACCTCTCTGCGCCTTGTGCTGTAGAGGTGGAAAGTCGGGCAAAGCGCGTCGCAAGCATTCATCGCAAGAAAGATGATGGCACCGTTTTCGGGTCATTCTACAAGGAAACAGCTGAAGTTATTGAAGAACTTCTCTCCTGCGTAGTCACCAAGCCCGTTGACGTGGCGGCGGTGCGGGAACATGCACTTGATGAAGTTAAATCGCTATGCGCAGAGTATGGCAATGATAGTCAGCCTGATAGCGAATACCGCCTCGCTTGTAATGATTTAATTGAAGCCATCCGCGCCCTATCTGCCGAACCAGCACAGGGCGACCAGTGGCATCCGATTGAAACAGCGCCGAATAGTGAGATGCTGCTACTGGCTTGTGCTGACTGGCCTCTCGTAAAATGTGGCCGAGAAGTTCCCGTCAAGGTTGGTCACAAATCCTTCGGCAGCTGGACTGTATTCGGCGCATCATGGACACCAACCCACTGGATGCCTTTACCCGCCGCCCCGACCGCGGAGGCATGGGCATGAAAGGAGTAACACTTACAAACGCAAGCGCTCAAGATCGTAACCCTTATGATTTTTACCGGACGCCTTGGGAGGTCACGCAGGCACTGACTGATGCGCTGCAATTGACTAACAAAACCATATGGGAACCTGCATGCGGTGATGGCGACATGGCGAGCGTTCTTATCGAAAATGGCAACCATGTCATAGGAACCGAGCTTAGAAATACAGGTTACGGTCATAACGGTGTAGATTTTCTTACAGCCGACTTCATTGAGTGTGACTGGATTATCACCAACCCACCTTTCAACCTTGCGGTTCAATTTATTGAGCGTTGCATTGGATTTGAGCGCCCATTCGCCATGCTCTTGAAAAGTCAATACTGGCATTCGAAAGGTCGGCTTTCACTCTTTCAAAAGCATACACCGAGCCATGTGCTACCCCTTACTTGGCGACCAGATTTCCATTTTGGCACGAAGGGCGGATCTCCGACAATGGAGTGCGCTTGTACTGTCTGGGACAGATCGCCATCAAACGTCACGCAATATGTGCCGCTTGTGAAACCCGCAGGCCGCGCCGCCTTGGTGCAGGAGGTGAGTGATGGGTAGTTTTGAACTGGAATGGGGAGCGCGTTCATTTAAAGAACAGTTCCCGCAGCTTTCAGACAAACAGGCAGAACTATTTGATGAAGATAATAAAGCCCTGATGCGTCTGCGCGTTCGCGGTTATCTGACAGATAGCGTCCGTGACACAGTCATTAAAAAGATTGGTAAGGCTCTCGACGCAGCCCTGAAAGGGCAACATCATGACAAGTGAATTGAAGCCTATTGATATCTGGGAAGATGCCACGAATGCTGTCTGCCAAATTATGCAAGAAAGCAAAATGTGCAATTGTCCTGACGGTGAATGTCTCGCATCTACAGTTGAACCAAGCAAAGAAACAATGGCGCAATGGAACACCCGCGCCGTGCCAGACGTGCCGGAATTGGTGCGGTATGATAAAGAATTTGAGAGCATGTTTGAAAGAGAAGATGGGCGATACGTCCTTCACTCGCAGGCTGCTGAAATCATCGCGGCGAAGGATGCGGAGATTGTTAAATTAAAAAGGTGGGTTAAGGAGGAGGCGGAAGAATGCCGCCACCAAGCTGTGGATTGCCTTGATAATCAATTACGCGCCGAAGCCGCAGAAGCCAAACTCGCGCAGTATGAAGCGCAGGCGCCAGCAATGTGGTTATGCATAAATGATGGCCGAGGGTCAGATAGAGCGATCACCACATCCTTCCCTTCGAGAAAAGATATTTTGAAGGCAGATGGCTATGAAATAATCCCGCTCTACGCCTCACCACTTGCACCGGAAGGAGGGAAGGAATGTTAAACACATCTGGCCCACTCGGCCGTGTTTATACGCTGAATGAAGCTGCAGATTATTTAAGAATGAACAGCCGGTCAGTTGCAAAGGTTGCGCGTAAAAGTGGCCTCTGCTCAGTTAATGGCCGTGACCTTTTGTTTAGTGATAGTGACCTTCTGGCAATATGGGATTCAATGCGATGCCCCTCATCAAATTCAAGCGCGGAGACAAAGGAAACTGGATCATCCGCGGTACAGTGCGAGGACAAAGCGTTTATGAATCTACAGGAACGAGCGATGAGCAAGCAGCGGAAGCAATTCGCGTCCAAGCGGAGGTTCGCCTATTAAATGAAAGTGTTTACGGAAAGAAGGCCGTGGTCACTTTTCAGGAAGCTGCAGAATCCTTTGTGAGTTCTGGCGGCTCTGACCGGTTCATATTTGAAATCAGGAAGAAAACACAAAAGCCAGTTGGGCTTGCCGTTCACTTTCGCAATAAACTGCTCCACACGATCACTCAGCGTGATCTGGATGAAGCCGCACGAAAGCTCTATCCGGGCTGCCTGCCTGAAACTTTGGTTCGCCAGTGCTACGCACCATTCATTGCTGTGTGGAACCATGCAGTTCGAAACCAGTGGGCAGAGCCTCGTCAATGGTCACGCCCAAAGAAGGCAAAAGGAACTGCCATTCTCAATAAGAAATATCGCTCTGGCTCTCATCCAGTATCATATGATCACGCTATGTCATTTATTGCCGGTATGTCACCAGCACCTGCAATGGTCATGACAACTCTGTTTTTGACCGGCATGCGCCCTATTGAGTTATTCGCACTCCAAAGCAAAGACGTGGACATCAGCAACCGATGGCTTGTTGTTCAAAGCAGCAAAATCGGAGAGAAGCGCGGCGTACCAATCCACGATTATCTTGTACCACTTTTCACTGCTCTGAAAGTGCGTACCGGTCAGATGTTTTTAACTCATAAGCGCGAACCATACCCGCTGACCGAAGAATACGGCGGCCAGCTGGCAACGGCAATTACGGGAGCGCGCAAGCGAACTGGCATCAAGGATATTTCACCTTATACAGCTCGACATAGTTTCAGCACTCAGCTCGTGATCAATGGTGTTCACCCATACATCAAAGATCAGATACTTGGTCACGCTGCCGACGATATGAGCAGGCTTTACACAACAGTGCCGCAACAGCCTTTGATTGAAGCGGTAAACAGCATCAAGCTCGCTGCTGGATGGAGCGAATTTATATGGTATTCAGACCCGATTAAATGGGAGGGACGACTTATTAGCAGGAGCAAAAAATCACACGCCACCAAAGCGGCTTAGTGCATTATCCGTGCAAGGCGATTTTGCAAGCGTCGATTTCAACGTAAATTCAGCGCTTTATCAAAAGACAGAAATTCCATTGGTAATGGAGAGGTCGAGAGTTCAATCCTCTCTCGCAGCACCAGTTTTCCTAGCTTTTCCCAAACATTTAGATTTTTGAATATGCATAGCTGCGCACAGCTAAACGCCTGCGAGTGGCAAGATTCTGGCAAGGTTTGTTCTACAACCGTTCCATAATCGAATCGTATCTGATTCATCCTTCCCGCCTGTAAACCATCCAC